AGGGAGTAGGCGTCTAAAAAGCGCGCGAGAGTTCAAATCTCTCCTTCCGCGCCAAAGTACCGATTTTAGCTGTTTTAAAGCTAAAATCGGTACTTTTTTATGCTTTTCGCCCCATTTTCTGCGTATTTTCAAAAAGCGAAAAATCACGTTATGACACGCTCTGTAACATAAAATCATTTCCCGTATGCTACATTGTATGCTACAAATTCAGTGCAATGCGAGGGGACTCCCCTATTTTTTGCTACATGGACTTTATTTTCCGAAGCATGGAATCATAGACTTTTCGGTTCACAAGCGATAATGTGTCCATAAGTTCATCAACGACCGCCCAAGCCTTTGCCGGGTCTTTCCCAGCTACCGCAAGTAAAAACTCACTGTCCCCGTACTCGCCCACGGTAGCCGGTTCTGCGGTCACAGGGGCGGGAGCGCCAGAGTAGGAACCCACATACCTACCGCCGTCGCCCCGTTCCTCTTCCTGCATCTTATCGCGTATCACATAAAGATCTGCCAGTTTGGCATAATTGGGATAGCTGGATTCCTCATATTCCAGCCGCGCTATCTCCTTGCGGATCTCGGCTTTATCCAGCATATCATATCCCCCTTATGCCCGCTCGATCTGCTCCATGCAGCGGCGGATCGCGTCACGGGTTTTATCGTCGTCCGCGTCGCGCATCATATCCTCCAGCTGCGCGCGCATATGCTCGCGGGCATCAGCGCGGGTATAGCGGCCCATTGCGTCACGGCGGCGGCCACGGTAAGAGCTGCCCCGGCCGTAAGTACCGCGCATATCCGCCTCCCACTCGCCATCGCGGGAATAGCCGCCGTCTTCAGCCATCTCGATCTTGTAGGTATTCTTGATGGAACTCGTCAGCTTCTGGATCGCGTCCAGATCGCCCGCAGACATTTCACGCTTGTCGGCGATTTCGTCAAGCTCTTTGCAGAGCATTTCACGCAGGTTTCTCAAATCGTACATATTGCATCCTCCTTTCACGATACGCGCTCGACGATCATATTGCTATTTGCGAAACTTACTGCCTGCGCGCTGGTGTTCTTCGCCGCTACAGTCAGGCAGCAGCCGCGCGGGACTTCCACGAATGTGGAAACGAAGATGTTGAAATAGTTCTCAACAGCCGCAGGGGTTACGATCGCTGTGGCACTGCTCAGAGGTTCGCCGTTGATTGCGAGCGCAGCGGTAATGGCGCCTACTGTTCCGCCTGTAGGGATAGCGATATTCGCGCCAAAGGATACGCGGAACTTCGCCTTGCATTGCTGCGTAAGCCCGCGCAGCGTAACGAGCCCGCTTCCTTCGCGATGTACGATGCACGGCTTTCCGCAAGCTGCTGTGGAGATCAGAGGGACGTTCTGCCCAGCGGCGACAGTTTGAATCCCGGATGATGTAAATTCAGCCATAAAATCATTCCTTTCATAAAAATACAGCGGCGGGACGATTGCCCCGCCGCGTTGCTATCGAGTATCGGCAATGGGGGCCGACCATTTTCGTGAGGCCACGAAAAAGCTCTACGATGTGGAGTTGTTACGCGCAGTTGCCGCAGCCGTAGTTGTATCCGCTGTTGCAGCAGTACGGATTCGCTACAACATAGGCCGGGCTGGGACTCGGGCGAAGCGTGGAAACAAGGTAATTGTTCTGTGCTGCCTGCGATGCCGCCAGCTGGTAGCCGAAAAGCTGCTGGTTCTGCTCGGCAATCTTCGCGTCCTTCGCCGCAAGCTCCTGTGCGGTCAGACGCTGGTCGATGCTGCGGAAGCCGCAGTTCATGGCGTCGATGATGTCGCGGGTGGTGTTCTGCACAGTGTTGCGGGTGTCGCACGCCTGCGTCGCCATGTCATAGCGCACCTGGGCGATTGCAGCGCGGTTTTCGCAGCAGCACTCCTGTGCCTGCATCGCCATGTTGTTCAGCTGCTGCATAAGCGCGGCCTGCTGGTTGCAGCGGGAAAGCTCGGCCTGAGCAAAGCCGTTTGCCATCGCCATGTTGGTGCCGTTGACAAGCTGCGCCTGCTGGTAAAATCCGTCGCAAAGTCCCTGATTTACACTGTCGATCTTGCGCTCGATGTTGGAGAAGTCAGAGGCCAGCACATAGCCGTCTACAACGCCGCCGGAATTTCTGCCGTTGTTGCCGAATCCGTTTCCATTGCCGCCCCAGCCGCAGAAAATGGCAAGGAACAGGATGATGATCCACCAGCCATTATCACCGCCGAAGCCGCCCCAGCCTCCACCTGTCATGCCGGTAGGCGCGACGGGCATTGTCATGGTCGGGGAGCCGTCATTCAAACTCATTTTTTTCATTCCTTTCGTAGATTCAAAAGATTTATCTCAATCGTGGCCACGATTTTGATCGTTCAACTGTTCGGAATTCCCGAACTATTGCAGCAGTTGCCGGAATTGCCCCGCCACCTGCTGCAGCTGATTCAACTGCTGCTGCGAGATTTTCCCGCTTCGCACCAGCTTTTCGATCTCTGCTTTTGGATCCCCCTGAAAGCTGTTCTGGAATTGCCGGAACTGCTGTATCATGTTCTGGAACTGCCCCATCGGGCCGGGCAACTGTCCGCCGCCGAGGGCGTTAAACAGTGGGTTCATTGTCCGCCTCCTTCATCTTTCGCGGCCTGACGCTTGGGGCGGCCAGCTTCGCCACAAGCTCTTCAAACTCTCTGCGGGTCACATATTCTTCGCTCATGTCTTTTCGCGGCGCTGCGGGCGCTGGCGCGGCCTGCGCACGCTCTACAAGGTCGTAGGTCGTCATGGTCGGCTTGCCGCTTGCATCGGCCTTTTTCACATACACGACCGGCGCGTTCATATCCCAAAGCGTAACAGCATTGTTGGGCGCGACGATAAAGTCGTTTGCGGCCTGTTCGTTCGGAATCCAGATGATCGACTGATTCTGCGGCTGCTGGGGCTGCGGCTGGTAGGCCGGTATCTGCGGCGCGGGCTGGTACTGTGGGCGCATCATTGGCTCCTGCATCGGCTGACTGATCGGCTGGCCGATTGGCTGATTATAAATCGGCTGCTGATACACATACGGCTGTTGTCCAAACATCATGTTTCCTCCTTTGCCCAATAAAACAGTGGAATTTCACTCCCAGAATCCCACGTGTCAAAATAAGTCCCATCCTCCACGCACACAACGTGGCTTGATAACGCCAGCACATACACGCCGCGCGGATGATCTGCGCAGAAATCCGCGACGGTATAGCAGTCCGGGCACGTGTTCGGTATCACGTTCCGCGTAAATCCCTGCTGCCGGAGGTAAGCGCTCCATACGCTGTTTGCGCTTGGCAGATCGCCCATGATCAGCCCTTGCAGGCACAGGCCGATATACACCTCGTCCCAGCTCTTCCCGGTCGCCTTTGCGATGGCCCGGACGGTGCAGTCCCCGACCTTCTGCCCGGCGGGGTTTGGATTGAAATAAGAAAAGCCCATACCGAACACTCCTTTGATGTATCCAGTATGGGCCTTTTTGCGGCTTCTTGTGCCTCAGTTGTGTATCAATTTGGTTCAGAATTTAAGCCCGTGGTTATTCCACGGGCTTAGTTTTTGTTATTGTTCGTTTACAGCCAGAATCTCCGCCGCCATCGCGGCCACATACGGCGGGCATCCCCGCCGCCCGCCGCACCAGTCCTGCACGGTGCGCAGCGGGATTCCAAAATACTGCGCAAATCCGGTCTGCGTCAGGCTGTACATCTTGATCAGCTCTGGAATCGTGCAGTGCGCGCCGTCCCAGATCCCGCCGAGCAGTGCCAGCCGCTCCGCCGGAACCTCGGCGTCTTCGGCGTCGCCCCAGACGCTGGACAGCGCCATATCGGAGACATAGGCGTCGCGGTCGGTGTATGCGCCGGTTTCGGCGTAGAGAGCAGCGCGGATTGCGGGTGTGAGTTTCATGGTGGTACCTCCTTATATTTTTTCAACCGTGAGCACGGCGCTGGACGTCAGTCGGCATAGCATACCTCCCACGCGCAGATGTTCGCCGCATCCAACGCGGCAGAAATCAGCGCTTCGGCGTCCACGCCCAGAACGCCGGAGATGGACCGCAGAACGCCCAAGACATCCTCCGAGGTGTCAACGGACGCACCGTCCATTGTGCCGTCTGAAAAATTCCAGCAGAAGCCATCAGCAGTCACGGAAAAATACACGCGGCTGCCAAAATCACCGCAGGACATATCGTCGACTTCAACGGTGACGAGCTGACCACCTATGTCGGCCACAATACCCCCAGCATACTGCCAGTAGCCACCACCATTATTTGCAGTGTCCGGGTTATAGTGGAGATTTGTCTGCGCTCCCCACGCGGAAACGATATTAAACATGTCTTCCATCCTCCAATTTTGTGCCGTATTTTGTTTTGCTTCATCTTCGGTGCTGGAACACCGAAGCGGATTCTCTGCTTCTAACGATCAGAAGCAGTACGCGCTGATGGGCTGACCGTCGATGCGGACGGTGGCGAGTGTATCGTCGCTGAAATCGGGATAGTCAGCGTCTTCAATGCTGTCTGCAAGTTCGTCCAGCGTGTAGCCAAAGTACACGCAGAATGCATCGCCCAGGCAGGCATCCATATCGCGGCAGAGGATCGCGGACTGTTCTTCCGTGTCACCAGCCTCGGTGGCAATGGCAGTGCAAGCAATGAGTTCGTAACGGTTGTTGATGATCTTGGTTTCCATGATGTACCTCTTTCCGGCTTATCGCCTTGCTTTATCTTATGGCCTTATTATACACGCAATGCGTGTAATTGTCAAGAGGAAAATGCGGAAATTTTTAAAAATAAGCGCCGATTTCTCGGCGCTTATCTCAGTTATACAGTTTGCTGGATGTCCGCTGCATCTCCCGCATGATCTCCGGCAGGCGGCGCTGGACCGTGGCGCGGCCCAGAAACAGCTCTGTTGCAACGTCTACCTGGGGAAGCTTATCCACAAAATAGAGCTGCGCGATCTTCTCATTTTCCCGGCCAAGATTGGCCTGATAGATCACGGCCTCCATATCCTTTCTGGTCAGCCTGCCCAGCTCTGGCGGCAGCTTGGCCCGCGCCTGCGGCGACATACGCCCCGCCTCCTTACTTTTCCTTGTGATTCAGCACAGCGATATTGCCCTTGTTGCTCACTTCGAGATCCAGCGCGGCGGCGAGATCCCGCACCTTTACGTAGTTCGTGCCGTTTTTCAGGATCCGCTCGACGGCGACTTCCTTGCCGTCCACGATGATTTTGCTCTTTTCTACCATCTCAGTTTCCTCCTCTGCATTTTTTCCATCTTCGAGGGCCATCACGGTATGGCCCGAGCTTACCAGTACGTCCCCGCGCAGGAGATTGGCGTCCGTCGTCAGATACTTGCTGCCGGTCAGCAGCTCGAAGTCTCCCGTCGCAGGCCAATCGTGCAGCATACAGTAGGTGGTGCAGCTGTTGCCCTGCTTTTTGTAGAGCGCGGCGACGGCCTCACAGCCTGCGGCCACGGCGCAGAGCGTCATGAGCGCGGAGCAATCCGTCTCCACTGGCTCTTCAATCTTGCTCACGTCCCATCGGACGGCCTTTGCGGCCTCGTACGCCGTGTTCCGGTCGCTCATATCGTAACCGATGTTCCGGTTTTTAATGGCCGCCTCGCACGTCTGCGCGGCCCGCGCAGCCTTTTTGCGGCTTTTGTAGCGCAGGACGCCGAGCCAGCGGCCATTGTACCAGTTGGAGATATTCAGCTCCCGCCCGGTCTGATTGCCGGGCTGCTGGTTGCGGCCGCCCGTCTCGCCGAGACTGGCCTGCCCGATCTTGATGCTCATTTCTGCGCATCCTCCTTTGTGGCGTTGTCGATCGCGTCCTGCGCTTTCTGGCTCTGTGTGCCAAAGTAAAACGCGATCACGACGGTATACACCATCATAAAGTCCTGCGAGATTTTCCCGGCGACTGCCATGTACGCAAATACCGCCGTCAGCACCAGTGTGACGATAGATTTGACGCTCAGCAGATTGCCGAGCCGCTTCTTGATGTTTTCCATATGTATGCTCCTTTCAGTCCTTTGTTTCGCTTTCGCTTCTCGTCGCAACCGCGTCAGAGATTGCGAGGTTCGCACGAAGCATTGTATCTTCCAACTTTGTCAGGGCGATACTTCTATTCCTTCCCGCCGGGAGCTGCATGATGAGCGCTTCCGCTTCTTCAAGCTTCCCCCGAATGCTTTCCGACAGGTGTTTATCCATCGGTTCAAAATTCACTCGCTTATACATATTGTGTACCCCTTTCGTTATTCTACCGGATCATTCTTTTTTGCAAAAACCCGCTTGAAAGCAAGCAGGCCAAGCTCTGTGATGGTTGCCCAACCTGTAAATCCGAGCACGTCGGACAGGTCTACCGACGCGCCGAGCTCCGGGCTGCGGATGACTGCAATTAGGACGGCGACGGTTTTCAGAGCGCAGGCCCAGACAATTACCGTCGTGATGAGCTGGAGCAGATACAACACAATGGTTCGCGCCATTTCGCCCTTGCTCCACTTGCCTTTTACCCGCATATCTGCCTCCCAATTTATTGCGCACTGCTGTGCCCGCATTGCGCCTCCAGCTGGTGCAGGAATTTTTTCACGTCGCCGTTCCCGCCCATTTTTTTATACTTCTCTCCGGCGATCAGGCGCTCGGCCATTGGCATTTCCTCGCTCATGATCGTAAGGCGGAGGATTGCCAGATACTGCTCGTCCTGATGCTCCTGCATTTTTCCGAGCTTTTTGTCGATCTCGGCTAGATGCGCCTCCTGCGTTGTGGCCTTGCCGCGCTTTTTCTGAACCGCGCTGACGATGGCATTGACTACCGCCGTCAGCGCGGATGAGCCAAGCGCGGCGCAGGCGAGGGTGACGATGATGGTTTTGGTTTCCATTTTTCTGTACCTTTCTCTTTTATTTGCCGGGCTAATCGTCCGCCATTTTGATGTAGGTAGTGGTGTCGCTTGAATAGCTGATGCTTGGCAGCGTCGTGCCGCCGAGGACGGCGTAGAGGGCCGGGTATGCAGTCTGATCGAAGGTTGAGCCATCGCACGCGTGCCACGGGGCGGAGAGGACGCGGACGGTCGTAAGGATATCGCCGACGTGATAATTCGGCTCCGGCAGCTTCCCGAATGCCTCATTTACCATCGGGTTCGCCGGTGCGTCGCCCGCTCGCCAGATCTTTGCAGCGCTCTGTGCCGTCAGCAGGTTTCCGGCCGTGAGCGGCGTCCCGGCCTCCAGCGGCTCGTCATCCGGGCGAAGCCATTCATACCGCAGAAGGCTTCCCGCCGCGTCATACACCCCATACCGGACAGCGCCGTTTGCAAGATCATTTGTGCCGATTCTATCCCGCATGGCTATTCCTCCAGCGCCTTGATGTAGGCATTGCTTCTTGTGTCCGTCCCGATGGTAGGGATTTCTTTTCCCGCCGCGCTATAATCGCAGTACGCCAGCCCATTTGATGATATGTATGCCGCTCCCCCGTCCGGCGATAGTGCAATACTGTCGACGCCGCTCCCCAGTACGTCTCCATATACCGGGCCGGATGCTGGAGCGCTGATCGCAATGATCTTTTCCGTTCGACCAGCACTTTCAGATTCGCTTGCGGTTTCCGAAAGCACTAAAAGCCCGTTTTCGTATTTGCCGTTCGTATAGTTGTCGAGCGAGTAACTATCGGTTTTGTAGGAAACTACCTTCCCGTTTTCCCATGTTGCACCGTAGTCCGCAGAATACCTGTATACCATATATCCGCTATACATCGTGGTTCCCGCACCAGAGAAAGCAGCGTTCACCAGTGCAAAAAAAGCAATTATATTTGCCCCACAATGGTAAGCTGACATCAAAGCGTGATAGGAGTACGTCGACGGCTGGTTGAAGGACGGAGTTAATTCTTCGATGTTTACGCTGCTGACTGCCTCCCACGTCGGATTGATCAGGGTTTTTGCCTTTGAAGTCTTCAGTGTGCCGCTGGTGCTACAGTTCAGTTTGTAAAAGCAGTCCTTTTCTTCGGCGTAAAATACAATTCCGCTGATAAAGCCTGAGATTCCTACTATTTCCTTCGTTGTTTGGTTTACGTAGCTGGCATTTACTTCTCTTCCCGTGTAATTGTTATAGGCTCCGTATTTGCTTCTTACTTTGTAGATATACAGAACGTTTGGTGTAATAAACATCTTCAGTCCAGCGCTTCCAGGCAGGATGCCGCTTGCATATAGCGCAAACGGCGTATCGAGGCTACGTGTTGTGTACACTCCGTTTAACTCTGTGGAGTCTCCGGAAAAAACAGCGTAATAAGTGCCGTTTGCATACTGCACATCCGATACCAGCGAGAGTCCGGTCGGCATATCCGCCTGCTGCGTCCACGTCCCCAAATCGGGCGACGTCCAGAACTTTCTGTCGTACAGGCCGACCCATTCCCCATTCAGATACCACATAGCTACAGGCTGAATATTCGATGTCTTCAACGCCCACGGAAGCGGCGCGGCAGAGCTTCTGAGCACAGAAAACAGTTTTGGATACTGCTCCTGTGATACAGTGCGCCCGTCGCACGGGAGCCATGCATCGGAGAGGTCTGTGCGGGCGGTGATAGCGATGTCGCCGACTTTGGCCGTACCCTCCGCAATCTTGCCAAGCGCGTCGTTGACGGTCGGGTCTTCCGGGCGGGTGGCGGCGTTTGGCCAGAGCTTGGCGGCAGTGGTATCGGACAGCAGATTCGCCTTGTTGAGAGGCGTGCCCTCGACGGTGGGCGCGTCCTCGCGCTTGAGGTATTCGTAGTGGTTGAGCGTGCCGTCGGCGTTATAGACGCCGTAGCGGATCGCGCCGTTGGATAAAACCTGTGTTGGCTGCCTATCTTTCATGTGAGTAATCCTCCTGCGGCGCACTCCGCCGCGCCGGTGTGGCGAAAAGATTTTGCAACGTTGACGATTAAGTCTTCGCAGAGCGCAAGAATGCGCTCGATATCATTCGCGCCGGTGTATGTCAGGCGGTTGAGGCCGGGCGCATCCGGTGTTCCGGCAGGATACGCAAGCGCGTCGCGGATGGATTGCACCTGCTTGCGGTATGCCTCGGCCTGTGATGCCGTTATAATGTCCGTTACGGCCCAATCGGTTTTAGCCGTCCACGCGATGCTCTTGCCGCAGATCGAGCTGAGGCGCGCCGCCAGATAGTTCAGGGCGATTCCCACGCGATTGAGATCAGCGGCGTTGTACGCGCCCTTCATCCCGGTCAGCCATTCCGCCTGCTCGGCTGCGGTCATGGCCGCGAACCCCTTCGCCGCCAGCTCCCGCACCCGCTCCACGTCCGCCTGCGTCCGGTCGGTGACGAGGGTGACGATGATGGTCTTGGTGTCCATGGTGTTCTCCCTTATGTTTCCTCCCATATTCTCAAATTTACGCCTGTTCCTGCCAACCAGCCGGATATTCCGCTGGTGAAAATACATTCCCGTCAATCAAGCTGATGTAATGCTTGCCTTCAAACGTCACCTTGTCACCCTTATTGTAGGCATCATGCGCACCCGTAGGTTGCACAAATTCCGGCCATTCCTCTAGTGAAACGATCACAAACAGTGCCGGTGTAATATCCGGTGTCCAGTCTGCCTGTGAGGTATGCGCCTGCACCACGCGATATAATACGCCATTGTATTGCAGCCGATCATCGACCGCGTAAGAATGGCCTGTCACCCACTGTGGGAATAACTCTACTGCTTGCAGTGCATCCTCATCGGGTAAGCTAATAGACGCTTTTTCAATATAGGGTCTCAATGCTCTGGCTCTTTCTGTGTAACTCATCAATCTGTCTCCCCAAGTAAAATTTTCGCCGCTGTTTCTGCATCTGTGAGTGGCAGTGCCGCGCCCATTTCCTCATAGCTGCCTTCTGGCTCAGTACCTTTCAGCGTATGGTCTGTGAGATGAAACACCATGTCAGAAAGCACCTGATGTTCAGTTCCTTCTCTATCTGTAATAATCACAGCCATCTTAGCGCAAAATCCTTCTGCTTGATCTTCCTTGCACGGGACATAACAACCGTTGCCGTGTAGTCGAATGGGCACAATACTGTCTGCATACCCGGCAAACGCGCCGTCCTGTTTTACTGCATACATGGCGTCCCTCCAAATTTCTCTTGATAGATTTTCTCCAATCGCTCTGTACTTGCGGTTCTCAACCGATTTTTCCAGTAGCCGTTTTCCTGCCCCGGCCATTTTTCATCCGTAAAGTCTTCGCCGCAGCCGTTTTTTTCATACCAGCGATAAAGGCGTTCAAGCATTTCCTGCCGCATCGCGCCCTCTGGTGTATTCTGCCTAAAATGCTCCCATCCGTTTTCGGATGTCGCAGCGCATATCCGCCTGCCATCTGCTGCAAACAGGAACCCTTCAATCTCCGATACCGCAGTTCCATATCGGAGATTAAATTCTCCATCGATGCCATTCCCGCGGAAACGCTTATACACGATATACTCCATGCGCTTTTCCCTCATACGCAAAAGCCGGGTGGGAAGCCGAAGGAAGCGCGCGCGGTTCGGTCTTCGACTGTCCCGTTGGTGTTCACATTCTCGAAACCGTCGGAGCTGCTCGCAAGCGGAGAACGGAGCCACCAACGAGCGGCGGGGCTCGTTCCGTTGTGCTTGTACTTTACCTTGCTGTTTCCAGCGGAATAATAGGCGTACTGCGCTTGCTTACTCGCCTCGTTCGAGTTTGCTCTCGAAATGCTCCCGAAAACCTCAAACTCCGAGAGGAGGAAAAAGTAATCCTTTGTCGCCGTGACCGCACTCGCGGATGTGCTATTATTTCCCGTATTGTCCGTGTACTTGGTAACGGACTTTAGGACTGCACGGAGCGCCGCCGGAATGACTGCGATAATCGTTCCGGAATAGCTCGAGAGGCTTGTCCCGCAAATATTTGTACGCATTTGCGAGCTCGCCCATCCGCCGGAGTTCGTTGCACTACTGTTCATAGAGAAATAGCCGGTTGTCAAAACGGGCGAGGTATAGTAACTGTCGCAGAAACACACGTCCGTACCGCCGGAGAGCGCCGTTTTGCCTAACTGGAAATGAATACGGTTTTCCCCTTCTAGGCTCGCATTATGGTTGAATCCAATGACAAATGCGTATATTGTGTAATTAGATAGTGTAAGATGTCCAACCGTGCCGTTTAGCGTTACCGCCTTTCGGTCGCCAATGCTCCAATAGTTCGCGCCCTGTCCCGCGTCGGATATATTTTTTATTGTTTCCCAAGTATTTTTATTCAGTGTCGGATATACAAAATTAAGCGACACCGCGTAGCTGTCCGTGATAGCTACGGCTTTTGTGTCAGATGTTTTCCCGTCCAGCGTAGCGGATACTCTCCATGTGCCGATCTCCGGAACGGTAAGCGTACAAACTCCGGTGCTGTCAGATGTTCCGGTTATCGTTTTGGAGCCGTTTGTCGCCGTGACCGTCGCACCGGCAGATACTGTTACGATCAGCTGCAGAGCGATCCCGGTTTGAATTGCACGAACCGCGTTTGCAAAACCATCTGGGTAAGTCAGCGGGTCGGATGTTCCGCCTTTTTCTCTGATGGCATCGGCAACTGACGTGAGTTCTATATCGTTCGTTAAATATTCAGCCATCAGAAGCTCCTTCCATTCGCGTTCGCGATCTCTACCGCCGCCCACGCGCCGGAAACAACCCGCAGAAATTTTCCATTATCAGCGGCGGTGACAGACGGCACTTCGCGAACCTTGACAGCTCCGGTTTTGCCGTTGACGGACGTGACAGGGGCGGTTTTGAGGTAGTCCGTGCCATCCACGGCCACGGCCCAGGCTGTCGGCTTCCCGCTGGCGTCCACTGCCTTAACCTTGATAAGGTCGCCGACCTTCGCCCCGGAAGGCAAAAGCACGTCCTGCTTGCCGCTCCATGCGGCTTTGTTTCCGCGCACGTCGCCGATGGCTTCGTCGATCTGCGCGCCGGTATACTGGCTGTTGTACGCCATGCGATCACTCCTTCATGCACAGGAAATCCTCGCCGTCAGCCGTTTTCATCGTCTGCGACTGCCCAAGCGGGATAAATCCGTAGTTGTCGTTCCAGCTGCCGTCCGCGCCCTGCGCGAACAGCGAAATTCTGTATTCTCCGTCTCCGGAAAGCAGGAAATCGTCGTATACCTCAAAGGTGCGCTGCGTCCCCGCGGGGGTCTGGGAGAAGGACGCGATCAAAGCGCCCTTCCCGCGGCCCCAATCCTCGCCGGACTTCGTCGCGCGGCACTCAAAAGCCGTATAGGCGATGTCCGACGAGAATGTGACGGTGATCGAGTCGAATCCCGAGACTGCCGATATCTTGTTTCCGGTAATGGAGAAGGTCAACTCCGGCGCGGCCATTAGGCTGCGCTCCACGTCCCGGCGGCGTTCTTGACGAAGACCTTCACGATCTTCACGCCGTCGCCGGAAGACGCTGTTTCGAGGTCTGCGCCCTTGATGGTGACGTTGATGGCGGTGTTCTTCTTGTAGCCGCCCGCCGTGCCGCTGACGTTCGTGGAGCCGCCCGTCGCCGGGATCTGCGTGCCCGCCGTGTGCAGGCTGCTCGTCGCCGGGACGACGCGGACGGTGTATTCCTCAAAGTCCACATCGCAGACGAAGGAGAACGCCGCTGCGTCGTAGCCCGTTACCTTGGAAATGCGGCTCTTGTCGGGGCCGGTGATGGTCACGGCGGGAATCGTGGAATTGAGCGTGATGGAGTCGCTGGCCGCAGCCGATTCGTTGCCGACGTCGTCGCGCACCTTTACATAGATCGTCTTCAGGCCGTCGCCGTCCGGGAGCGTAATGGATTTTGTTGCGGCGAACGTCTCCCACGACGCAGCCTCTTCCGTCTCCGCCGTCTTCGTGCCCCAGATCTTCATCTGATAGCCCGTCGTTACTTCATCGGAGACGGAGATCTTCGCGGTGACGTTGGCGCTTGTCGCGTACTGTGCGCCGTCATTCAGGATGATCGATAGGCCGGCAGGCGCCAGCGTATCGAGCGTTAAATTAAAAAAACTTGCCATCAGGTTTTAACCCCTTTCTTCACTTTTGAGTTCGATGTACAAAAAGCCGCCCGGCCTTTCATAGATGGTTTTCTCGCCCAGATGGGCGGACTTGATGCCCATGGATCCGATGAACAGCTCCAGAATGCGTTTGATTCCAACTGCCAGCATGCTATCCCTCCAACAGATACAGTGTCCGCGCGTCCTTTTTGTCCAGCGCGTCATAGTCCGATTTTGTCAGCACGCGGATCTCATCGATCTGCGCCGATGCAATGCCTCCGCCGCCAGAGCCGCCGCCGGCACGCACGGAAACGTTAAAGGAAACGTCGACCGGATCGCGGTTCTTGAGTTCAAATTCAATGCCGCCCATCACAACACCGCCTTTGAAAGCGCGTGCGCAACGTCGATCTGCTTGATCTCCGAGCCAATCACGTCACCGCTCTTGAATTTCACGCGCACCTGCATCTGGCAGAGCTTCGGGAGCCGAAAGGTCTCCTGCTGGGTGAGGGGAAACAGAAACTTTCCGTCCTCGTATCCGATCTCTCCCGGATAGCTCTTTTGCAGATAAAGCAGAGAAATTTCCACCTTTTCAACGCTTGCAACGTCCAGCGGCTGTCCTTTATTCTTGATGGTAACACTAAGGTTATACGAATCTCCCTGTACCAAATGTCGCACCTCCGTTCTATGTGCCGATAATCTTGCATTCTGCCGCTGCGATTCCGCTGAGGCGAATGCCCATACTGGTGATCGTTCCGGTGATCTTCGTGCCCCACGGCGTTGTGGTCTGCACGTAATCGCCCGGGGCTTCCTTGTCCATGACAATTTTGACACTGTGCGTCTGACGGCGCATATAGTAGTCAAAGACGTGCTGCGCGACGGCGGCAACGTTGTCGCTGTTGACCAGCGTAGCGTCGCGTACCTCGATGACGTTCGGCTTGGTCTGTGTGGTGGCGTTCGGATTGGTCTTGGACGTGACAGACGTCGTGTGATAGTAGGTCGTACCGCCGACCTCCACGTTCTCCCCGCTTCCGGACGCCGAATAGCTGTGTGCCGTCACGCGGATCTCCGTGACCACTGCCGCCGTTTCAACGCTGCCGCCCGTGTATGTCCGATCAAGCGGAATCGTGGCAGGAGAGGCTGCTGTGAGCCTCCGGACGCGCACGCCACGCGACGCGCTTGTGTCAATGGTCGCACGAAGCGCGAAAACGATCTGTTGCAGCGCTTCTCGTTTCGTGCAGTCCGGGATATAGCCGGTTACGGTCTCGTCTTCCAGCGCAGGGTCGAAGTCCAGCGTGAAGTGCGCGCCGAGAATCGAGGTTATCAGCTCCTTCGCGTTTTTGCTGCTGTAGACCGCCGCCGCGAAGGGCTCGTCGTCCAGAATGCCGAGCGCGTCCTGGCAGGATACATCATAGAGCCGTTCGCTCGACCGGGACGAGCTCTTGATGTAAAAGACGCCGATCAGCTTTGCGCCGTAGTAGGCGCTGACGGGCTGCTTTTCCTGAAAAATGAAGTCAATATCGTCTGAGTTGTCGAGCGTGAAATCCAGCGTATTGATCTCCACGTCGTCGGAGATCACGCTGACACCCTCGGTGACGTTGACGCTGCGCAGATCCTCCCGCTCGAATTTCCGGACGATGCCGAAGAATATCTGTCGGAGCTTCGCATAGCGGTACGGCAGGCTCGTCTTTTTCAGCTCAATCACGAGCTTGTTGTAGCCCGTGACTGGCTTGGCGCAGAAATATTTCTGGCCGTCCGGCGTGAAGTCCTGCGACGCGACGGTTGTCTCGCCGTTGTACCACGTCATGGTCAGGGCGCTGCAATAGTCGCCGGTGCCACCGTCAAAATAGAGGTAAATGCCGGAGCTTGCGAACGTGCCGTCCAGCGTGATAGTCAGCGTCGGGTTCGCGTCAAAGGTGCAGTCCGCTTTGCTCGGAGCCGAAGACCAGAACGCCGCCCGCTCGGTCGTGAGGATCGGACGGGAGCCGTCCAGTTTCCATTGGTTCAGCTCGTTCGTCGCAACGGTCACCGGCTCTGCGCCGTATGTCAGCAGGGACAGGTCGGAGATCGGCTGCGCGGCGGTACTCGCCACGCTGGCCGCCTCCGCCGCGCCTACCGCAACGTCCTCATAAATCACTCGAACGCTCATACCGGAACCCTCTTCGGTTTCATTGCAACAAAGTTAATCGATAAGTTCTGCCATTCGCTCCTATCGCCGTATCTTGATACAAGTTCATCTTCTCCGTTTGCCACATAGGCATCAAACGTCAAAACAGATTGCGCATACGGGACAGTCAGAACGTGGCTATCGACCGGCGCGGAAATGTTCTCGTAAAACGCATCATATTCTGCAAGATCAGACGAAACAGGATCGATCTCCAAACTGTAATTGTAAAATGTACCGATAATGTCGCGCGTCATCGCGCCGGTCATCACGCGGCCCGCGTTATCGCCGTCGAGGACGGAAAACGAACGCTTTAGGCTCACAACATGCAGATTCGGATACTCCTTGCCGTCAAGGCTCAAAATGCTTGTCATGCCTTCACCCCCGCAAGCTTCACTCCGACGCGCTGTGTTTCCTCGTTGTTAAGGTTATACACCGCGCGTCCAAGTTCTCTGTGGTCGAGCTGCATAACAACCGTGATCTGTCTGCCGCCCATGCCGCCCGTTTCGTTCATGGCCTGCTTGAACGCCTGCACCATTGTGGCAAGCGGGGTTTCGATATTCGTTCCGCTTTTCTGGTCTCCCAGCACAGCCATAAACTCCCGGTTCGGCGGGATGACCGCGCCGGAGGCTAGGCGGGGGAGCGATACACGGGAAACAGGCGTGATGTTGATGCCAAATGATTTTCCGCCAACAAGCGGAACCCAATCTGGAACTTCAAAGTGGATTTTGTTCAAAGCGGAAATCAAAAGGTTAATTCCGTCAATGATAAAGTTAATCGCGCCTTCGACCGTGCCGACAATGAGATTCCAAACGCCTTTCAGAATATCTAGGACACCGTTCCATGCTTTCTTCCAGTCTCCGGTGAATACGCCGGTCAGGAAGGTAATAAGGCCGCTGAGGATCTTTTTCCATGCGTTGTACTGGTCGGAGAACAGCTTTCCGATCGTTTCAAAAATCGCAGCAAGTGCCGGGTTCTTACCCTGCAGCCATGTAATAAATGCGTTCCACGCGTCCTTGATGGAGTTTACAATCGCGTTCCACGTCTGCTTAAGCCCTTCCCAGATCTGCTTTGCACCTTCCGCTGCAAGTTTCAGGTCTCCCGTAAACACGCCCTTGAAGAACTTCCCGAATCCGTCTATGATTTTTTTCAGCCCTTGAATCAGCTCTTCCCCGTGCCCGGTAAAGGAAACAAGTGCCACCAAAGCGGCAACAAACCCGGCAATCAGGAGCGGAATCCAGCTGCCCGTCAGGATGCTGATCCCAATACCGGCGGCAAGTAGTCCGGCGATGATGGTCAGTGTGTTTTCCAGCGTAAAGCCGTTTTCGATCACATCTTTGATCCCGACGACTAACATCGCAAGGCCACCTACCACGAGAGCGATTGCCGCAGCGGTCGGCCCGAATGCAATTGCGAGTCCGCCAGCAAGGGCCGCAAGCCCGGCGAGCATCCCGAGAAAATTAGTCAAGTCGATACCGTTGTTCCATGCGTCCAGCCAGAAATAGACAAGCGCAAACGCGCCTGCGGCCGCAAGTGCGATGCCGCCGATCTTGCTTAAGCTGTCTGTAAACATGCTGGCGATCTTCCACGCGAGCAGTCCGGCCGCGATCGCGCCGACAATGCCGAGGATGTCGTTCAGCTTATCTTCGGCAAGATCCAGATTCGAGAAATCCGGCGTGATCCCGCTCGAGTCGGCAGCGCCGCCCGCCCCGCCTCCGCCGCCGGACGCCTGATTGCTGGTGATCTGGTTGATCTCGTCAAATCCGGCCATGCTTTTGCTTGCGTCTTCTGCGGCAGAACCTACGCCCTCCAGCGCCTCTTTCTCGGCGTTCAGTCCCTTCGCGGCAGATACCTGCGCGCTCCAGCTTTTCCCGGACAGCATACCGAAAAACTTTGCGATTGCCGTCACGACTTGTGCCAGAATGTTGACCAGCTTCACAAAAACCGGGATCACGACTTCGAGGATCGGCTGTGCAAGCGTCAGAAGAGCTGCTTTCAGCTGCGCGATAGATGCACGGGCCGCCTCATTCTGCATGATCGTCTCCCCGAGCCAGCTGCGCAGCTGGGAAAGGCCGCGGGACAGGACAGTAAAGACCAGCGCGCTCCTCAGTACCCCGCTTAATCTTCTCCCGAATTTATTCATGCTTTTTTCGACGCGCGCCGACGCTTCGGCCATGCGGGCCGAGGCTCCGCTGGCGTCTGTGATCTGCTGCACCAGCTCTCCGGCTTTAGCCTTTGCAGCGTCAAGCGCATCAGTCTGGGTTATCACCTTGTCGGTGATCTTTGCATATTGACTCCCAAGCTTTTCCGCCGTTTTGTTTTGCTGCACCAGCAGCTGTTCCTGCTCTTTGATCTGCGCAGCAACCTCCGCCTGTCGAGAATAAGCGTCTATGTACTCCGCTGGATTAGCCGAAGCGCTTCCGGACGTGATGCCCTTAAGGCGGTCAGCCTCCGAGCGGAGCGATTTCAGCGCGTCTTCCGTCTGCTTTGCGGCCTGAAGCGCTGCGTCGAGTTCCTTTTTTATCCCGCTCTGCGTGCCGGTGTCCTCGTTTAGCTTGGCTTCCATCTTGTCGATTTTCGCAGACAGCGTATCCAGCTCTTTTTGTGCCTTTTTCGCGTCCGCGTCGACAGCGATCACAATTTTCCCATCTGCCATATTTTCACCACCTTTTCGGTTGATTTTTGTCATTATTTGTGTTATCTTCTAAGTAAGGAGGGAAGAAATATGAGTGATTGCATTATCCAAATCAGCCGGGACAATTCTTTTTACGGTTCTGGCCTTACCGTCGGCGTTGCATTGGATGGCTGTGATGTCGGCACGCTGAAAAACGGTGAAGAACTTCGAGCTGTGGCCGCTCCGGGCCAGCACGAACTTTCTTTTTACCGGTATCGCCGTCTGGATAAAACCATATCCTTTACCATTGCCGAAGGGCAACAGAATGCGTTTTTTACCATCAAGATTAACGCCTCGAACCGCGTTGACGTTGTTGGCGGGCTAAAAACCAAAAAGCAGGCGAAACGCCCCAGCGGCTGCCTGACGGCTTTAATCGTATTCCTCTGTCTTTTCGTCTTTATTGGCGCGGCCTTTGCTTCCTGCGGATCGTCCTCCAAGCCGAAAAAGGTCGGAACCTCAGTTTCTTCTTCGCAGCAGCCGCCGCAGCAATCCGATTCCGGGCCTGAAACATTTGGCGTTGGGGATCAGGTCGTTCTAGACGGCGTGGCGGTCACGTTGCTCAGTGTTACCGAGAATTCCGGCCAAAATTACGTCTCGCCGGATGATGGAAAGGTCTTTGTTCTGTGCGAATTCGAGATCGAAAACAATTCATCCCGCGATATTGCGTCCAGCACCATGCTTTCATTCGAAAGCTACATTGATGGCTATACAACCAGCCTCAGCCTCACCGCCATGATGAGTTCCGACGAGCCGCAGCTTGACGGCACGATTGCCGCCGGGAAGAAAATGAAAGGTGTCGTCGGATATGAAGCGCCGCAGGATTGGAGTGAGCTCGAGATTCGATTCTCTCCAAGCTTCTGGGGTAGCGAAATCGTTTTCGAGTATAAAAAATAAGTTTTTCCTGCTGCCGCCCCTTAACCGGGGCGGCTGTTTTTTGTCCCGACTCCCCATATGGCAAGCAGGTCGGCTTCGGCCTCCGAGTATGTTGTCTTCAGATCGACGATATCCCGGTTGCGCCGGTAGAAATCCCTCTCCTGTTTGTCGAGGCTCTTCCCTCTGGCCTTTTTATCGCGGATAGAAACCACCTGTGCATACAGGCAATCTCCGATTTCTTGATAGTACGATAGAAACGAATACCAATGCAGGTATTCCAGCGCCCTGACCTCGCAGCCCGCGATTCGGTTGATAGGCGCAATATAGAGATCAAAGTCCTGCGCCCATGACATGATCTCTGGCTGCTTTCTCTTCTCTCGATTCTCCTGCCCGTGGTCGATGAAGCGGAAGCACTGGTTCAGGGCTTCCTGATAGTCGCTGACGGGCATTTCTTCGAAGTCGGGATAGAAGATGGTCAGCGCCGCTTCCGCCTTATCCCGCTCGTCCAGTTCCCTGTCTGTCAGGGCTACGAGGATATCGAGGATTGCGCGGTAATCAGATTGGATCGCGTATTCTGTTCCGTCGACCTCAACAGAGGTCGGCAGGGAATAGATCACTTTCCCCATCTATCAATATATTTCGCGAACAGGGGGCCTGCGCGTTTTCCATCTATCTGTATATTTCGCAATCCTCGGGTTGGTCTTCTTCTGCTCTGCCGCGAAGCTCGTGTCGATCTGATCGATCACGGCCAGCATGAGGTTGCACCATACTGGCAGGCCGTCGGCCAGCGCGTAGACGTTCATAGTGCCGAACAGGTCTGCGCAGACAGGCTTGGCAAACAGGCCGTCGATCATGTCCCGCATTTCCGCGTCGCGGCGGCGGGCAATGGCGAAAATCTCCTTCTTGTCCGCGCAGCGGTCAATCTCGGCCTTATACGCCTCCTGCTTCCCGTCCAGTTCGTCAAACGTGTTGAATATCTGTTCAACAAATGCGCTGTCGGTCGGGTTGAAGGAGACTTCCGCCGCGTCGTTCAGCTTGAACGATACGATACCGGTTTCAAATTTGATTTCAGGCATTGCGATTCCTCCTTACGCTGCGTCTGGCGTGAAGGTAATAGCCCCGTTGGCGCCAACCGCCGCCGTGCCGGTCGTGCGTTTGCCGCCGAGCGTCACGTCGATGGGCATACCTACCGAGCCGCCGCCCTCGCCGCCGAGGCTGGACGGCTTGACCATAGACGCGTCGTAGCGCTCCGCGAAGACTGCCGTCTTGGCCGTTCCTGCATAATGATGGACGATCAGCACGTCCTGATTCGCCAGCGCAGCTGCGTTCTGCTGCTTGACCGCCAGATCCCAGATCTTCTTCAACGCCGCATCGCCCGCGTCAAGGTCGCACGGGTCAAAGCTCTGCGTGATAATCGGTTTCTTCATGGTGGTTCTGGTCGTTCCAAGGATATCCTTGCTGGAATCCTCCTGCCAGTCATACTCCATGCTGGAGTCTGTGACGCGAGTGCCGAACGGCGCCCAGGCGGGCGTTGAGGACTCGCCGGTGTTCAGATATGCAATCAGCAGCTCCCGGTCGATGGTCTGACCGGCCGTGGTATTAAAAGTAACTTCTGCCATAGTTAAATCACCTCATATGTCAGTTTCATTAGAATTTGATGATCCTCTGTGCCGTCCTCATACCGGGCGAACAGGGCCGAGCGGCTGACAGCTTCCATGCGCCGGACGCGCATCCCGTCGCCCAAATCCGGCGGGTTCTGCATGGCCCAATCCCCGAAGCGGTTCAGCATGGCGTCGCATTTCAGGCGCTTGTCGTTGCTGTTTCCGGGCTTGATGCGGGCGATGATCTTGAATTGATATTCCGCCTCGTGCCCTCCGAGGATGAATTTTCGTGTGATGTACGCGCCCTGAATGGTGGACAGGGCCATACTCGCCGAGTCGGCGGCGAGGAATTCATAATTAATCGTTGCGGCCGGTATGTCGTCGTCCGAGAAGGAATTTGCCCAGATCATCATCTTTCGGGAGATATCCTGTTCTTCCTCCGCAGATACCAGCCTTTTTTGCTTTTCAGCGTCCATTCTTCACCGCCTTGTCCGCTACACGAAGCCATTTATCAAGATTTTCAGCCTTTGACGCCTCGAACCAATGCGATTGCGCCTGATTGTGTCCTGACGTGTTGAACACAAGATTTTTGTCGGTCAGTACCTTTGTCCCGCCTTTCGGCGCGTAGGTGCTTCCGGTCTCCGGGTCTACCATGACTTTCCCGTAGTACAGGAACCTTGCGTATGGGCCGGGATAGATGATCGCATTCCCTTCCACCTGTGTTCTGCGGTCGAGGGAACCGGTCAAGAATGGCACATACGGGGCTGTGTCCTTTCTTGCCTGAAGCGCGACAATATGCTCCGCTTTGGTACACGCCTGCGCGATTGCCTCATGCAATTCATCAAAGCCGTCTGCCTTTACGCTGAATTTCAGCATATTAGGCCCCTCCGACTTCGAAGTGTCTCATGTCCTGGCTTCCGAAGTCCTTCATATCGACCTTTGTGACCTTGTAAACGTCGTCATAGAGCATTTCAAGCGCCTGCTCGGTCTTGTCCGGCTCCACGACTTCACCCTTGATAAAGAATGTCGTTCCGCCGTTGCCGTCCGTGGAGAGCGTCCAGATTCCGCTTTTATCAGTTGCACGCCAGAATTCTTGCGGGCCGACGTAGCGCTTTTCTGCGCCCGTCACGCCGTCTACAGCAACCGTAGAGAACGGAATGTACAGATTCACCGCATCCGCGCCCTCAAGCCCGCTCTGGCGGACGTTGGCCGCCTTGGAGGCTTCCAGCAGAACGCCGCGCAGGACGGTGATGTAGGTTTTCTCCACGTCCTTGAATGTCGCCGGGTCTGTCTCCTGCGAGACGTTGTAGATGGTTACGGTGTGGGGGAACATGGACACGGCCCATACCCCCTTGCTTTGAGTAATCCGGTCGGCCCGAGGTACGCCAGCACGATCTCACGGCGGCGCGTCTCTGTCCGCTGTATATCTGCCTGGGACAGATTTCGTGAACCAAAGCTTCGCGACCAGCCGCCGACCGTCTCGCTTGATACGGGCCTGTCGGTCGTGTAGACGAGGCTGTCCAGCTTCCCAGCGTCCTGCTCCAGCTCGGCCAGCGCACAGACGCAGTTCTGGACGGCTTCGAGCTTGTCCCCGGCGGCGGAGCGCGCGCGGCTCATGGTGATGTAGTCGACGTAAGCCGATGCCTTGCGGGCGAGGCCGCAAAATTGCTCTTCATCCATCGCCGTCCCGCGGTACACAGTCGCGTAATACTCATAATCAGCGTAGATCATGCTGCGCCCTCCTTCCGGTCAGCCTCCGCGCCCGTCATGCAGGCGCGGAGGCTCGATTTTACTTGCTGACGTCCGCGCCGATGAACAGGCCGTAAGGATCGGGCACGACCGGGATAAACAGGCCGCTTGCCTTCGTCCAGACGGCTACGGGGTCAGGCGTCTGCCACTGCGTAATGGTGATATACTGCTGTGCGCTCTTGTCGGAGTACGGGCCGTATGCCTTTTCTTCCGGCGTCACGCCCCATAGGCCGACGCCAAAGGAATTGGCCGTGCCGTTGGACAGGAACGCAACCTTGTCCTCCGGGAAGAATCTGTACGGCTTCTCTTTGCCGTCCGCGGTCTGCACCTTGTAGCGCTGGTCGTTGGCCGTAATCTGGCCAAAGCCGAACAGATTGAGGAAAAGGCTGCGCAGCTTCTCAGGAGTGACGAATGTACCCGCGCCCACAGTGCCGTATACGATGGTCTGAATGCCCTTGTTGGACGCGAGCTTGCGCAGGATCTTCGTACCGACGACCATTTCGCTCAGCGCATGACCGGAGGCCGCCGCCTGATCTGTGATTGCATAAAGCTGGCCGATGATATCAGCGTCTGCGCCAAAGTCGATCTTGAAGCCGGTGTTCGCGGACGGAACGCCGTAATCGACAGTCATGTTGAGGTTGTTTTCCTTGATGGTCATCTTGCCGGTCGCAAGGACTTCCATTTTCGCGACTTCGGTTCTTACCTTGACCGCGTCGGCCATCAGGCGCATATCGTCGAAGACGTAGCTCACAATGGCGTTGTCGGCGTATACGCCGTTTTCGTTGAGCAGACGCACCCGCTCGGACTGGTTGATCTTTCGCTTGATAAACAGCTTTTCAACCGCGGTCTTTTCGAGAGCCGGGCGCGTGGCGATCTCAGCCTCGGTGTCGAGCGCGTGCACAGTCGCCATCGTGGGGATCTGTGCGCCGTTCGCGAGACGCAGGTACTCGGCTTTCAGGTTTTCGGTTTTCTGATCCGGGAACAGCCGGTCTCCGAGGTAGGCCGGGCGCGCGACGGAAATGTTCTGCGAGAAATCCAGACGGTCAGCGTCGGAAATCAGTTCAAGAATGTCAGGCATGGTGTTTTTCCTCCTTCTTTAGGCCGTAGTCCACACGGGGTACAGGGTCACATTGCCGGTCATTTCGACCTTGGAAACAGCTTCGCCGCCCTTAGCCGTGCTCCAGCCGGTCTGCGTGTTGCCGCTCTTGGTCAGCGGGTATTCGGTCGATACGTCGGCATAGGAGCCCTCTGTGTAGACGTTCTCGTCGACGGGCGGTGTGCCGCTGCCGTCGTTTTTGTCGTAGGTCACGGTATAGCCGCGCGTGGTCTCCGGCGCGTCGACAAACGTGAAGCCCTTGCCGGACAGCGCGGTCTTGGCTGCAGAGGCCAGCGACAGGCGGTCTGCCAGCGCACGGCCCGCGACCATCACGGAGCCGGGCATATTGCCGTCCGTCACGTCGATGTCCTCAAACACGATGCCGACGGCGTTCGAGTTGTCGGACGGGAACGGCGTACCGGCCTTTACGATCTTGTACTTGCCGTCCTGCACGCCCATCGACGCGGGGATTTCACGGGTTTTCAGTACGAGGCCGACTTCGCTTTCGAGGAAATTCGGCCTGACTTCTGCTTTTGTGTTTACAACGATAGACATTTTTCAAATCACTCCTTGTTTGGTGTCTGCGCAAACTGCGCGTTGAATTGCTGCGCGTACATTGCGCCCTTGCTCTTTGCCGCCGGTGCGCCGCCCTGACCGACGGGCTTGACAAATGTGGGCGCGGGCTTGTCGGACTGGAACGCGGTCGGGTCTGCTTCAAGCTGGGTCTTGTGCCACTCGTCGAAGCCGGTCAGCTCGCCGTCTTTCAATTCAAGGTGCTTCTCCTTGAGGTCTGCAAGGTAGGCTTTCTCTGCGGCTTTGGAAGAGAACTTGACGCCCTTGGCCGTGATCGCGCGGGTCATGGCGTCGGCGTAGTCGCGGCTTGCGAGCTGCGCCTTGTAATCCTCGGTTTCCTTGGTGTACCGGCCCTGAAGGTCTTCGAGTTGCTTGCGAACGCTCTCAGCGTCCCCGCTGGACTTCCTCAGGTCTTCGATGTCCTTGTTGCGGTCGGCCAGTTGCTTTTCCACGGCCTCTTTGTCCGCCTTTGCGTCCTCTGCGGCCTTTTTGTGCTTCTCAATGTCCTTGCCGTTCATGGCAAAAACCTTGTCCGCCTGCTCTTCTGTCAGGCCAATGCTCAGCAATTCTTCTTTTTTCATGGTTTCTCCTTACGGGATAGGCTTTTTAGGTCGTCGCCATGACCTCCCGCCTGCACTTTTAGGCTTGCAGATAGCCAATTTTTTGTATAAACCCCGCTCATGCGGTTTTTACCGAAACAAAAAGAGCCAACCACTAAGATAATCTCAGTAGTTGGCTCATCGTGCCATTCCGCGCACTCGATTGTGCTGCGGTATCTGTATTACTTTTTCAGCTCTTCCGCCTTGATGATCTGCGCCTTGACTGTTCCGTCCTTCATGCGCTTCAGCTGAACGCGGAACCCGGCGGCAAGCGCCCGCTCAATGGCGGCTTTCAGTTTTTCGTCAATCATATAACACCTTCATTCTCTCCGGCTGCTCTGGCAGCCCTGCGGCCTTGCTAAAATCATGGTATTTCGTGTTCAGGCGGCGCAGCTTGGCTGTTGCGGCAGTCTCCTTATCCTTTTGGCCTGATGCTTTGTAGGCTTTTTTCAGCTTTTTTTGCTTTATGATTTCCCGCTCAAGCCTGCGCTGCATCTGGGTTGCTTCATATGCAGTATATTTCTTCCCGTCGAACTCACAGCCGAGGCCGTCGTCGATGTGCTCCAGCTGCTCTTCGGAATAGGTAGGCTCCATAATGCCGGGGAGAAATGCGTGTTTGTAGTGTCGGCAATTTGCTCCGGTCAGGCCGTCTACATAGCCGTAGCCAGTCGTCTCCACGAGATCCTTGTACTGCCCAAGCGGGTCAGGCTCTCCGTTTTCGCTTTTATAATAAATTTTCCCTTGCCAATCCTTGTGGCTCGACCACGGGGACGGGCCGGGCTTGTCTCGTGCGCCGGAGTGGGCTGTGATCTCAAAATACCGGGTATCCAGATATTCCGCCGACTGGTCGGAATACTTGTCGCAGATTTGAGCTACACCTGTCATAACGGCCCTGCGGGCAGCCACGTCGATTTGATCTGTGTGCCCGCTCTCATAGTCCACAACTTTGATTCCGCTTTCTGCCAGCTGCTTGACGGCGTTGGCAATCGCCTGATTATAGCTGATCGCCCCGCTCTGAATTTGCAGCGTTGACGAATTTAGGGCCCACTGATATGCTTGCGCAGGCGGAAGCATTCTCTGGCCATTGTCCACTAAAAACCCCAAAGATTGCGTCAGATTTCGGAATTCTCCGAGCGTCTGCCTGCGGATCGCGTCGATATCGGAGGCGTCTACCAGCCGGTCAGGCTTTGTCACATCGGCCAGCGTGATAAGGCCGTTGTAATAGCGCTGATTGCGCTCTACAACGTCGTCCAGCAGCTTGTTCAGCTTTTCCTCGCCGATATCCGCCGTCTTCTGGATCTCCTTTCTGATCTTCTTGAGGTCGATGCCGTGTGACCGCAGCGCCCGAATATCCTGCACCGTTACCTCGTTCAGCTCATCCGCAGCTTTAAGCCGGGAGCAGATTTCTTCCAGCAGCGTTATTTCAAGAGCACGGAACAATTCTGCCAGTTCTTCCGGGAGGGCGTCAAGTAATTCAGGAGTAAATGGGTATTTCATTTGTTATTTCTTGCGCCGCCATTGCTTTTTCTTCCCATCCCATGATAAGCCATTGGCTTTTGCAACATTGCGCAAATTGTACGTTTGCCCCGAAATCGATTGCACCTTAGACCAGTCAATACCAAACGTTTCCCCGTTTATTGCCCCGGCTTGAATTATGTACTTCGTGTTCACAGTTCTATTTGTTTTTGCGGTTTTTTCATAAGAATCCGCTTTTGCATAGCTGAATGTCAGGTTTCCGTTTCCATCCGTCTTCGCTTCCAAGATTTCGTCGTGATGGTATGCAGGGCTCCACCCTCTGGCTTCGCGCATATAGGATTCTATTTCCCTCGGCTTGCCTCCAATAATGGTTCCATCTTTGCTGCCTCCGGCAGGGATTCTTCCGGATTTTCCGCGGTCTCCAGCTCCGCCTGCGCCTCCACGTCCGCCCATTTTGCTTTCCTCCGTTTCACAATATCATCATAGTGCGGCTTTACCCGTATCAAATTCCAGTCGCATTCTTCCGGCACTTTCCCGTAGAATATCACCCATTCCGGGGATAGCCGTTTCATCATTTCTTCGTAGCCGCGCAGGAACAGGCGCTTGCTTTCAGCGTTTGCCTGCGTTCCCACCGAGGAAACCGCCACAACACCGCCGACAGGTTCACCGTCAAAGCACCAGTCATAACTATTCTCATCGCTCCATGAGATTGTCGGATAAACCGTCATGCCGTGCATTTGCCAGTATGCCGCCAACCAATGCTTGCGGTAATGGTTGTATATCTGCATCGCCAGCGGCATATCCGTGTATGTGGAGAAGTCCGGCGCACACACCGCCGCAAACTGCAACAGTTTCGGAATGTACTTGTCCGGCGTGTTCCAATATCGAATGAATTGGTAATCGTCCACAAAGAAATGAACGATTTTGCTTGCCTGGTCTTTTGCTGTGTAATGGTAATTCACAGGGATAAATTCGCCATGCGGATATGCCTTGACCGGCTCGATCTGCGGAATGTCGTACTTTCCAACGCCGGGGAATGTGAACTTGTCGAGATTTTCAAAGTTAATCATACCGGACGCCATGTACCGCTGCGCTTGTTAGTTCTGCGGTATTTCTTGCCGTTTACCGTAACTTCCAACGCACCGGACTTTTGCGCTGTTACAAAGGCATTGGAAAACGCCTTGTTTTCTGCTGCTTTGCGGTTTTTACTGGACTGGTCACGCAATTTCCGCATGTAGCTATCCATTTCACCGCGCGCTCTTGCAGCTCTGTCTGCGGCGCTTCCTGTTTTCTGCGCCGTTGTCAGGCGCGCAGGCCCGCTTGCATAAGGATTGACTGCTCCTGCCGCCGTTTTTAGTGCCGTTGTTGCGAGAGTTGCCATCTGCTTTACGGCGTCTTTCTTTTCAGCGTCCGACAGCTCAAGCCCATTGATTTCAGCAGCGTTGCGCTCAAATGTGCGCCTGATAATATCGCCCATATCAGTGACAGACGCAGCGTTTGCTCGGTTAATATCCTGCTGTGACAAAAACCGCGCAAGGCTCATACCGCGCCCACGCCCAGATTCTCCGGCTCCAATGCCGCCACCGGCTCCACCTCTTCCTCCCATCGTTTTGTACCTCCGTTAATTCTGATCACTTTTTCCCGTAGACGGCTATGTTAAATGCTTTTTTCTGCCACTCTGGGGCGTCCTTTCTCATCTTTCCGCCCTTACTTGCAATCTTTCTATAACGATCATGCACAACTCGTGCATAGAACGCTTTTTGTTTCTTTCCTTCTTTGCTATCTGCTTTTATGCCAGCTTTGTACCCATCCAGTAACTGCTGGTAAAAGCTATCCGGCATGATTTTAGATATCTCATATATTCGTGGATTTACATCTATTTCGATTGTTTTGTTGTTGGAATCATAAGAATTGTATACCTTGTGCGATTCTTTCTCGTATACATCCTTGTATTCTGAATACGGAACCCTAATTCTTTGTTCCGTAGGGATAACTTCGTTTTTTGCTACCCCCCCGGAACTTCCTCTTCCTCCCATCACTCTACCTCCTGTTGCTGTTCAGTTACCATATCCTGCGCTCTCGGAAGCATTTTCTTTGCAGTCGCTTCGTCCTCGCCGTACCATTTCGCGCGGTATTCCCAGTGGTTCAGAATTCCGTCAGCGAGGTCAAGTCGGTCGTTTGCCCGCTCTTGTTCCTTCTTCTCAGCGTCGTCAAGGATGGAATCGCCCCAATCATATTCTGCGTTGTACGTCCCGGCAGGCGCGAGGTTATAGAGTGTTGCGTATGTATCGAGCGCATAGAGCAGGCTGTCAAACGTGTGTTCAAGCGCCGTCTGGATACTGTCAATTAGCACATATTTGCGCTGCTTGCTGTTGCGGATCTCCGTCGCGGTCTTCTCGACGGTCTGCGGATCGGAGATATCGCCATAGGCCAGCCCGACGTTGAACTCGATGCGGCGGAGCGTATTCTGGAACCCTCGGTAGATTGCTTCATCGCGGATCTGCGGCTCGATGTACTGAAAGAATTCGCCGGACGGGGAGAACGGCCCAAGCTCAAACATACGCTTGTTAAACATATCCGCAGTCGAGCTCGTGCCGTCCATCAGGACTTTGCGCTCGCTGGAACGGTATTCCCAGCGCAGGCGCTCCCACTGCTCGTCGGCCTGCTTGATAAGCTGCACCGTAGCCGCGTCTCCGTAGACGGACATTCCGCAGGGGCTGTTTGCGTCCGTTGTGTTGGCCGCAGGCGGGCGGAAGTACGCGAAGAGCGGCCCGCTCATATCCTGAATCGCGATCTCCGGCTGAATGTCCGCCCATTCCGGGACGGCGTTCAGGGGCGCTTCTGCGCCGACTGTGCCGGAAGCGTCGCTGTAATACGCTTTATTGCGGATCGTATAGGTCGTGCCGTCCAGCTCGTGCGATTCGAGGCGGATATAATACTTCCCGCCCACTTTCGCGGGCTTGTCCCGGAAGACGCCTCCGATGCAGCGCCCGGCAGGGTCAAATTTCGTCGGCTGGAACGCCGCCGCGCCGGTCACGTCGACCAGCAGCTGCTCACCGTAGATATACGGCTTAAATGCCACGCCGCCGAGCGCAAGCCCCAGTTCTAAGGCGCTGTGAAAATTCTCTTCCGCCCGCTCAAAGCAGTCTTTCAGATAATCCGCACGGGCGCTGCCGGTGATGTTAGCCGTCAGCTCGGCCAGCGTCGGTCGCGCGATCTCCCGGCAGATCGCCGCCGGAAGCCCGACAGCAATGACATCGCACGTCTGCCAGGGTGGATTTCCAATAAACATCGCGTACCAGAGGCTTATATTCTGCTCCATCTTCTGGCTGACTGCCGGAGATACGCCGAATTCCCGCTCGGCCACCGCCTGCGGGAAAAGCATATTCCGGAACCACCCTCGAATGTTTGTCAAAAGGCTCATTTCTTGATTTCTCTCCTCAAAACGGTCATGCAAAAATAGCGGATACTATCGCACACGTGGTCGTTTTCTTTTATCACGCGGTCTTCTCCTGCGTCTTTGTCCCAGCTATAAAGGCCAAATTCCCGAAACGCGTTTTTGCAACTCTCATGGAATTTGATTATGCCGCTTTTGATGCAGGCCCCCGTGAAGCGAATGCCGTCCAGCACGGCGTTGTTTGCTTTCCATACAGAAAACTTTCCGTGCCGCCGGATGCACTCGGCAAAGGACGCTGCCGATGGGTCGAGCACGACACGCTCAATGCGGTATCCGTCCGCGAATGCCTCTAAATCCTGATAATATTCTTCGTCAGTCTTCTGCCGCCCGCTCTCGCGCCCGCTGTGGTAATATTCTTTCTCCATGACGGCCTTGCCGCCATATTCCCGCCACAATGCAAAGACGGTAGGGTTCTGTGTGCCGTAGTCCGATGAGATCCAGTACCGCCCCGGCCCGCCCCGCTCACTCGTGACGTTTCTGGCCCGATCAAACATTGGGTAAACCAGACCCTCGGCGATTCTCCAGAGGCCGAGAATGTAGCGGTCGTAATAAACCGTCCCTTCGTATTCTTTTTTCAGATTTTCTTTAAAAGATTCCGGCAGGAACGGATTGTCGTCTATTGTGTATGTCTGGCTGAAAATGTCCGCGTTGCTATCAAGGAATTTTTTCAGCCAGTGGTCAGGATATTGCGGATTGAACGTCCCATCAAAACAGGAGTATTCCTTATCAAGACGGCTTTTTAGCAGCGCGAAGACTTCTTCCGACCAGTCCGCGACCTCGTCGCCGTAGCAATATTTAATCGACGCGCCGCGGATCTTTGAAACCTGAGAAACCTTTTCCGCACCGAGGCAATAGCACTTTTCCCCGAAAATCCACGCTGTGTTGTCGCTGGAGATTGTTCCGACAAGCATATCGCCATACAGGTTCCGCATCGGCTCCAGCACATTTCGCTCAATCGTGGATTTTGTTACGCCGAGAATGACGGCCAGACCATCTTTTCCGATTCGCTCACGAATCCGGATCGGTATGATCCATCGAAAATCGAGGTAAGTCTTCCCACTTCTGGTGGCTCCGCCCTTGAAGTTCCATCGATGCGTCCCGTATTTTACAAATTCACGTTGTTTCGGACTTAACAGCATCTTGGAACTCCTTCAGCATCGAATCAAGCTTCTCCATTGTCGTCCTGTTGCGGTCGGAAGCTGCCGCGTATCGCTTCATGAGACTGTCACCGGCTTTCAGCCGGTCGGACAGCGATGCGTCCATGCCGAACTGGTCTTTGACCTCCCCGCGCATGACGGCAGTGTAAAATTTCAGAATTTCGTTGGAATCTGCGACAAGCGCCGCTTCCTGTTCGTCCAGCCTGCGCTTTATATACGCAGAAATAGCTGGTTTTGACAGGTTTTCTGCCGCAATCACTCTGCATGATGTTTCTTTGTACCCGGCCTTTTTCGCTGCTTCTGTCGCGTTCCCGGATTTCAGATATTCTTCGCAGAATCGTCTCTGCTTCGGCGTAAGCTTTTCATCCGCCATCGCTGTAAAGTCCGGCCAGCAGCTTCACCACATCCGCAATCTGGTACGTTTCCAGCAGAGTGACGTTCTTCGGCTTTTCATCAGGTCGATATTCGTAAACCATGTATTTCGTCACCATCCTGTCATTTTTCGCGGAATAGGTCTGCATTTGATTGATTTTTATTTTGATTCCGTTGTACAAGAGCGCTGTTTGCAGCTTGTGTGCAAGGGCGCGCAAACTCGCCATAGCCGCTCCTTTCTGCCTCGTTCTTTCGTTCTCGTGTCTCCGTGTGTGAATAAATATATTTATTCACACACGGAGAACACGAGAACAGGAGGATGAGGTTTCCGCAGAACGCTGCGGTGCCGATGAAGAAGGGCGTAGAGTTGATCTCTACGCCCTTATAGTAAATGTTAAATTTGGCTCTGGGACGCAGACTTTTTCATAAAAGCCCTCTTTTTTGCCCCACAAGGCGAATAAATTGCCTGTGCCACTCCTGTGCGGTGCGTTCGGACACATAAACCGCCATCGCAGCGCCCTGTAAGGTGTGCGTCCGCTTCCAAAGAACCAAGTCTATGAGCCGGAGTCGCTCCGCGCCGTCAACGAGCTGTTCCGTCTCCGCGATTGCATCCGCAACGGCAGCGCGCTCGGCCTTCGTCATCAGCCCGCCGCCCTTATAGCTGCGGATCATCCATTTTGCATAGGCCCACCAGCCGTATCGCGGCGTGCTCATCAGTAATGTTGCCTCCCTTCGCGCTTTGCGCGGTTCGCATCGTGCAGCGTCCGCATACAGCCCCTTGTTGTTGCATATCTCGCTGCGTCCTTTGATTGCTCCTGCTTGTATCTGTCCGCCTCCCGGCGGAATGCTATGTATCGGGTGCAGTCCGTGTGGCAGCCGGTATGCCTATCCGCACAGCCTTTGCACGGAGCCTGCACCGGTGTGAGCCCTAGATTTCCCTGCATTCGTCCACCCTCACACATACGCGCTTGCCGTTTACCGCAACGACATAGCCCGTCCGGTTTGTCCTGTATTTGTATTTCTCGGCAGGATACACCCGTCCGCAGACAGGCCGCATTTCCGGGTATACCGGGATCGAGCACGTGATCAGGATCTGCACGCGCTCCGCCCGGCCCGTCACAGCTTCCCCATGTGCCGCCCAGGCGCACGCCTCGCTGCAAAAATTGTATTTTGCCTTGTACTTGGACGGTGCGCGCATAAACGTTTTCCCGCAGGCATCGCACGTCAGCTGCATCGGCGGTCTTGGCGGCTTTCGCTGCGTCTTGTTCAAAGCTTTACCCCCTTGATGTACTTATCGAAATACGTCACGGCTACCGCCATCGCCGCCCACATATCCTTTGCAAATTTGACGCCATTCACGTAGAAAAACCCCGGATTTGCTTTTGTTCCGACAACTCCATACCTGTCTATTAGGGCCTGCCGAATGTTCTTATCCTTCGCGCTCAGGCGGCCGCACAGGTATAGCTTTTCTTCTCGCCTGTATATCCTTTTCGGCTCATATCCGCCAGATCTCAATGCAATTTCCCAGAATCGCCCGACCCAGACGCAGGTGTCGAACACCTCTTGTCCGACCGTCATGCCCATGCCCGCGATCATCTCGATTGCAACGTCTATGCAGTTCGCATAAAGCTTCCGATCCAGCATATCAGTCACTGCCGGGTTCTCGATCTTCCCGGCCTCCAGCACGCGGCGAATTTCTTCGCCGTCGTGCTCGACCACCACATAGCCGGATTGCGTATTTCCGGGGTCAATCGCTAGAATCGTTCCCACGCTTTTTCGCCTCCTGCTCTTCCTTTCTCCGCCGCTCTTTTTCACGCTTGCGGCGGTCTTCTTCGTTGTGTCTGAGCATATTGTTCGCCGCGATACCGGCGGCTACAACTGCTCCCCACGGGAAAGCAATAGCCATTTTTATTTCACCTCCTTAAATTCCGAACGGCATAATCGGGGCGATGCTTGATTTAAATTTATTCGTCGCACAGTCCAACATTTGCAGCATCAAATAGCATTTATCCAGCTGCCCGGTGACAGACTGCATCTTCTGGACTTCCCAGAAAAGCGCATAGCAGCGCTCCGTCGCAGTCTTCCGTTTTTCGCCGTACAGGATCGATACGCCGTTCAGCAGCAGCTGGTATTCGTCTCTGCGCAGACCCTTGAAATTCTTCACCGTCTCGGCCATCTCCGCCGCTGCCTTTTCGACATCCGGTTCTTCTTTTGGCGCGTCAAACTCCACTTTCGGGATACCGCCCAGAAGCAGCGCGTCGATGTAGTCCAGCAGGAGTTCCCGCATTTCGGTTGCGTTTGTTGGCTTATTCATTCGTAGACCCTCCTAAAATATCATCCATGCTCATTCGCGCAAAGTCTACGCATTCCTCACCAGAAAAGAACATTCTCTCCAGTTCCTTGTCCGAGAACCGTTCGGCCTTGTGCTTCAAGCACCGGTACGGATAAACGTAGTTATTTCTGTATTCCAGATTCTTGCAAGTCAGGCAGCAATCCTGCATCAGCTTCCCTCCTTTCGCGCTACCACGAGCAAACCGCAAGCCTTTCATACTATCCGTTTCGCGCAATACGGGCAAAACTTATATTCTGCCGCTTCGCAGCAGTCCATAAGTTCACCGCAGGCGGTGCAACATCCGTCAATGATCTGCGTGGTTTCATCTTGCGTCACACCTCCCGGATAGGCGCTGCCCATCCACGGCAGGACATACGGCTTGCACATATCCGCCTCCATCCAAACCCAGCAGTCATCTTTCCAAATCAAAAACGCGCTATTCTGCGGGTATACTGCGTATACCCAGAAAACGCCGCCGGATAAAAGCTCAATCTGAAACGTTGTCGTTACCTCCATCCATCTTCGCCCCGCAGTTGGGGCTGTATTTGTAATTCAGTAAGCTCACATCATCGTCCGTCTCAAAGCACCACTCTTCGCTGCAAAGGGAGCACTGAATTGTTGTGAGGCTATTCCAGTCATCATCTGCTCGCAGCCACTCTCCATGCACCACCTCCGCAACGTCGGCGGCGGGCTGACGCAGCAGGAGCGTTTTCACCCGCTGCGGCGTCCAGTTCGGGTTGGCAGCGTTGCAGACTTCAAAGTCTTCCAACGCCTCGGTTCTGCTGATAAATTCTTTAGGCATGGTTTACCTCCTTTAGCCAAAGCTCACTCGCTGCCATTGCTCCCGCCCGGATTGCGGATTCCTCCGTTATTTTGCCCTCGTTCATTTTCTTCCGCAGCAGCTTCGCGTACAGGGTGATTGCCAGCGTATCCTCTACCACACCGGCATTTGTCTTCCAGCGTGGCTTTGCCGTCAGCCCCCAGTTTGCATGGTTCCGACTCGTGCCGATGGACATGAGGATCTTTCTTGCGCGTTTTCTGGTCATGCCTTGCCCTCCGTTTCCTCGGCGGAATTGCGCGTCAGTACCCACAACTCCCCGGCTCTCTTGAGCCAGTAGAGCCAGTCCGCCATAATTGCATCAATCACCGCAGCCGCCTTGTCATGCGGCATGGCGAGAATCGCCTCCGAGGAAAGCTCCGTCGTATTATCTTCCATCACGGATTCATACAAGCGGCTACGGATTGGGATTCTGCAATACTTTTCCTGTCCATCAATTGTCCCACGGATTACTCCCTGGTTGCTCATGCCTTTCCCTCCATTTCCTGAATCGCCCGCTCGGCTTCGGCGCGCGTCAAAAATATGCTCTTCCCGATTGCATTTTTATCGAAAGCCGGGCCGCCTGCCGTCTCATAGATGACCTCGCGCACCGTGTGCTCATACACCCTCACCCCGTCAGTCTCGTACACCTTGCACGGCAATATAATGACGCGCCCGTCCTTGTCGGCCTCGGCAAGCTTGCGGATGTGCTTGAGCAATGTAAGCTGCTCAGTCAGCGTTTTTGATTCTTTCAGCGCGTAATCGAACAGCTCTCCTAGCGCAGTTACCTCTTTTGGCGTCAGCCCCGTATCCTCGTAGGCCGCGAGTCGCTCACACACCGCTATTTCAAACGGGCAATCCTTGATTTTGCACCCGCTGCCGTAGCACGGTTCTTTGAAGCAGCGCGGATAATAGGCGTGTTTATACGATGATTCGTTCCATTTAGTCAGTCGTTCCATATCTCTTCCTCCACATACCGCCAGCTCTGCGGCGGGCGGGTGATCGGCTTTGGTTTTGCCTTGAGCGCTACCTCTACCTCATTTGGCACAGCGTAAAATTCCCGCAGTTCGCGCGGTGTGTCGTAAATCCTGAGGTTGGATATGTGCCAGCCGAAGTTAATGTTGCTGATCTCATCGCACAGAAATTCCCCGATGACTTTGCCGTTTCCGCATTTGTAGATGTAGCACTTAAACGGCGGGTTCATCTTCGGGCGCGTCTTGCGCACCTCAATGGTCTTCCGCCCGTTGATGATCTTCTCACACCACTCCGGGCGAATGCTAAGCAAAACAGCTTTACTCATGCCTTGTCTCCTTCCTCCGGCGCTTCCGGCAGCGGCATCCAGTGGGTGACCTCCACGTCTTGCCCCCATGTATCAAACCATTCGCCGTATGCGTAATTTGCAATGAGTGCCTCCCCGTCAGCATTTAGCGCAAGCTGCGGCATATCATACTCTGGCGTTTTTTCTGTCACGGAAATCCACCGCTTCTTCTCCCGCAGCGCGTCCCTCTCGGCTTCTGCCTTCGCGTTCTCGGCGGTCAGGCGCTCGATGGCTTCAGAGGCTTTGTCCAATAAATTCTCTTGGCAGCGCTGCTTATCCTCATGCATGGCGCAGTCTTTGCACTCGCCCTCTGCGCAGCACCGCAGCGCCTGCACGATTTCCTTCGCGTCTATCATATATCCTCCATTCCTTAGGTTCATGAACCACTTTCGATTCCAAATTCTCCCGTTCCAGAAGATGTTTTCTTGCAGCACCAAATCGTCCAGTGATCGAATGCAATCGCCTTTCATGTATTTGGGTTTACTCATTTGTTTTTGTCCTCCTCCTCGTTCAGCATTTTGTCTATCGCCGCCAGTTGGAACGCAGACAGTTCCTCCCCGTGGGCCTGTATGCCGTGCCGCATTTTCTCCGCGCCCTTCGGCGGTTTCTCGAACAGCCGGTTGACAGCAGCCTCTTCCAGCGGATTCAGCGGGTCATGGTGCCCCTGCACACCGTAGCCGGGCTTTGCAGCGCGGCTGTACTGTGCAGGCTGTGTTCCGCCCTTGTCCTGTTCTTTTGCCAGCCAGCGGACAATAAACGCATTGATCCCGCGCTTTGTTTTCCGTTTGGCCGGATTTGCGTCCAACCAGCCCCTCATGTTCCGCAGCTGCTGTATCACGTCGACAGCAGGGTACAAGCCCGCCCATTCCTGGCATTGCTCCACGGAAACGGAATATCCCGTTCCATCATTCAGCGGCAGAGAGATTGCTGGCGGCGTGGATGCCGCTTGCGGCTCCGCGCTATCTTCCGCATCTCGAATAGCGAATTCGATTCTCGATTCTCGATTCTCGAATACGGGAACATCTGCACGCATTTGCTTGCAAATGATTTCGTCCGCTTGTTTCCCGTCATCAGGCGACGGGAATTTGCTTACCTTCGCACGCTGCGTCTGATACTTGCCCCATGTTGGTAGGTAAAGGAAGCGCTTGCCCTCAAACACATACAGAGCAATCAATCCAGCACTCGCCAGCCCATGAAGAGCATTTTCTACAGTTTTGAGCGTGAGGTTTTCTTTCAGCGGGAAGAGGCGGTTTTTCACTACCGCCGCTCTCCCGTCAAAGCGTCCGAAATCATCACAGTTTACAATGAGCCGATAAAACAGAACTTCTTCAAACCACGAGAGTTTGTCGACGCTATCGCTTGTGCAGATGCTTTCCCGAATAATTCTGTTCGGCATATTTCAGCCCTCAGAACGGCAGTTCGTCGTCGCCTTCGTCAAGCTGTTTGAACTCCTCTGCGCTGGCCGGTGCGGGCGTTACAAAGGAGTCTGCCTTGCTGGGCTTGAGATACCGGATACAGTCGCGCGTCACACCGTCATTGCCCTCAAACGGCTCCATGTGCAAAATGCAGTTGCGGCCTACCAGATCGTCAAGTTCAAAATCGGTGCCCGGCTCAATGCCAAGCGCATTTGCATATTTGCCGATCTTGTCGGCGTCGTACTCCCCGGTGTCGCGGTCGGGCCAGAAGTTCTTGAAGATGTGCTTCTTCTGGTATTCCTGCTCGACGTCCTCACGGACGACGAAGTCAAACTTGATGCATTCGTTTCCGTTCTTCGTTACGCTGTAGCCGCACGATTTCAAATAGCACTCATAATCGCCAGCCTTCATCAGACCGCCATCATTCTTTACTGCTTTAAATCCCATCTATCTTGTCCATCCTTTCAGTGTTCATTTCCCAATGTGTAAAATAATCGTTGATATAACCGTTTGCCAAAAGCCAGTTGATAAAGCATGAAATCGTATCTTCGATAGGCTCGAAATCGCCGCGCCGGTACGTTTCCGCGTAAGTGTTCGCGCCGTCGAAGATCAGGTATGTAAATTTTGACGCGCCGGGCAGCAGATGCAGATACATCGGATGCTGCGGGCTGTGCAGATACTTGCCGTATTCGTACCGCTGCACGCGCTTGATATCGTAGATCACACCAGCCTTTACATAGTCGCAGACGCCGTATAACTGGAAATCCAAGCCCGATACATGCAGCCGCCCGGCGACCGGAACTTGTGGCTGACCGCCCGAGCAGATGCGGGAAAATTTTGCTACAGCCCGGTCGTATTTCTCGCTGACAGGCTCAATTGGTACGCCCGCAACCGTGCTGTTGATCGCCGCCTCGAAGTCAATGCCAGCCTGCATCGCCTGCGTTGTTTCCTTCTCTTCACGCCGAAGCGTAGAGAGGAAGGAGGACAGCGCCGCGTCTGCATACGCATCATCCGCATCAAGAAAGTGCTTCCAGCTGCTTAGCAGGCTTTGTGTCAGCCAATACATAGGCTTTTATCTCCTTATCGTATTTCAGACCGAGTTTCTTGCACTTGCGCTTGAACTCTGCGCCAAGCTCGGCGGCGCTAGTCAGAGCGTGATGGATCTTTGCCAGCCCTTCCCGCGCCTTTAACGCCGTGTCGGGATCTCCGACAAGCGCAATGAACGCGCGGCCTTCCTGCATCGCCACGTCATATGCGGTTTTCTCGCCGCTATAGATCTCGGCCTGTTCGTTGATGTCCTCTTGCGCTTTGCGGAACAAATCCGTCAAAAATGTGGACTTCTGGCCGGGCTTGAGCTCCGGCAGCTGCATCACGCCGCGCACACCGAAGCATCCTTTTGCAAAGTATTCGTCTGTCGGTGTAAAGCCGATCATGCGCTTGTTGCCCATCATGAACATATAGCCGCCGAAGTCCGCAGGCGTCCAGACGATATCTTTTGCGCCGCCCTCGCAGGAAAGGCGCGTCTGGATGGTGTCGCCCTTCTGCTGTTCCGTCGTGTGGAACACCACGATCAAATGCTTCCTGTCCTTTGCGCGGATCTGGTAACACAGCCGGTCGAACTCGGATTTGATCACGCCGTACATGGCGCGCCCATCCTTCGTGGCCTTGCTGTCCTGCTTCTTTGCCCAGTCCTTCATCAGCTGTACCAGCATACCGCCGGTGTCGATCACGACGGATTCCGATTCCTTGTACTCGTCGGACTCCATATCGCCAAGCATTTCCTCGTAGGATTCCACTACGGAGGTCACGCCGCGCTGCTCCGGCCTGACGCGGGCAATGCCATTGTCCGTGTCGAACAGAAACGGCTTCGGGGCCGAAAGGGCCAGTGTCGTCTTGCCCAATCCGGGCTGCCCGGAAATGATGCACATGAATTTCTTGTTGCTGAAATCCAGTTCAGCGGGTTTCTTGATTGCCATTTACCTTACCTCCTCAAATTCACCGTTCTTCAGCCGATACCAGGTATCGGCCTTGATCTTCTCGCCGTCTACATATTCCGTCTTCACGCAGCGCGGAGCGAACCGTCCTTTTTCGTCGGAATATTCCCACTCCGCAAGCGTGATCCAGCTGCCTGCCTTTGCCTTTACGACAGAGCCGCTGCCAGCGCAGCAGATCACGGAGTCTTCGCCGGTACTATTGATCTTGGCGTAGTTGCCCGAGCTGCCGATCTGGGCGGAGTTGCCCGAGCTGCCGATCTGGGCGGAGTCGCCCGAGCTGCCGATCTGGGCGTAGTCGCCCGAGCTGCCGATCTGGGCGGAGTTGCCCGAGCTGCCGATCTGGGCGTAGTCGCCCGAGCTGCCGATCTTGGCGTAGTAGCCCGAGCTGCCGATCTTGGCGTAGTAGCCCGAGCTGCCGATCTGGGCGGAGTCGCCCGAGCTGCCGATCTGGGCGTAGTAGCCCGAGCTGCCGATCTGGGCGGAGTCGCCCGAGCTGCCGATCTTGGCGTAGTAGCCCGAGCTGCCGATCTGGGCGTAGTTGCCCGAGCTGCCGATCTTGGCGTAGTAGCCCGAGCTGCCGATCTTGGCGTAGTCGCCCGAGCTGCCGATCTGTGCGGAGTCGCCCGTACCAATTTCACTTTTCGGCATATTATCGATTGTCTGTTCCTTTGTGTAATCGATACACGCCTTTACAAATCCAGCGAAGCTCAGCTTCGCGCCGATATGCAGTTTCTTCGCCGCAAAGTTCCCGTCACTTCCGGAAACTGGCGGATCGAGCGCTTCAACTTCTGCGAAATCTGAAAACTTCCCGTTTTCACCTACGAGATCGTAGAAGTTAAGGGTATCGAAGGGGTTGACGCAGTAGTGCATCATTCCTTTGCCGCAGATCGCGCTATCTGCCTCTTCGTAGTCCGTGTTCTCGGCATACTGCTTGCCTCGGCAGATCAAACCGGGGTCGAATGCCTTAAAGCCTTTTGCGTTTTCCATAATGTTTCCTCCTTCATTCATGCTGTCTTCTGTTCAAATCCCAGCGCCCCGGCCAGTTCCGATTCGCTATACTCATCCTGCACATAGTCCCCGAAGCACTCCGTATGTACCAGCACTCCGTTGCAGCAGAAGCACTCAGTTCCTTCATAGATGTCTTCCCGGCAGTACGCGCACTGGCCGACGATCTTCGGTTCCGGCTCCGGAATGCTCAAGTACAGGTTTTCGCCGTCATACGCCATTCCGGCTCACCTCCTGACGGATCATCGCCTCGCAAAAGCTCTGTACCGTGGAATAGCCCAGCTTTTTCAGAAGCCTGTCCAGCTTCTTCGCCTGATCATCCGTCAGGCGGAAGTAATACCGGTTCGTCTTCTTCCGCCTGTCGGCGCGGTTCTTGGGCGCGTCCAGCGCCTTGATCGCCGCAGCTGCGTCCGGTACAAGCTGCACACCGTATTTTTCCGGGTGTTCGCATTGCGAAAGCAGCACCTTATTAAACTTCGGGTAGTCGGCCCGATGTACCGCGTCGACGCAGGCTTTCGCACCATGTCGAACGCGGGAATCCGTTAAACTTGACATAGGTTCCTTTCTGCCCTATAATAAAGGCGACTTAAGTTTCCTTTCGGCCTCTGTCGCGTTGCCGCGCGGCAGGGGTCATTTCTTTATGCCAGCCCGTACAGCAGCGCGAAGAGCGCGACGAAGCCAGTCACAACGCATTCATACGTCATTTCGGCCGTCCCGGCCATTGCTGACAGGATCATCGCCGCGCCGCTTACCCAAAGGCACATCCCTTTGACGATCCGCCGCGCCGCCCTGCGGGCCTCCAATTCCTCCCGCAGCCGTTCCCGGCGCTCCTCGGTCGTTTCCACGGCAAGGTTTGTTCTCATGCTATCCTCTCCTTTTTTCGATTTCTGTTCGTTGCTTCGCAATTCGTTGCCGCTGCTTGGCGTTGCCCTGCGTGGCCTTTCCCCTGCTTTGCATTCGTTGCTGCGCCGTAGCTGCGCGTAGCCTTCGATGATTTGCCATGCCCCTGCGTTGCTGGGCTATTCATTCCTTGCCTTTGCCGTTCTTTGCCACACTAAGCCAAGCCATTGCAGTTCATTGTATTCCTGAGCGTTTCCATGCTTTTCCTTTGCTGCGCCTATCACCGCTAAACACTGCCGTTGCGCATCTACGCCCATCGGTACGAAGCAATTCCGTTGCCGTTCGCCGCTGCTCTCAGCGACGCGCTTCCCTCGCAAGTCCCTGCGTGGCCTCACCCTTGCACTTAACCATTCAGAACCTCGTAGGTAAATCTGCCCTTGCCGGAGTTCCGCCACTGGCCGATGCCACGCAGGCGGCCATACTCCAGCCATTCAAGCACTGCTTCCTTGTGTGCCTTTTCGTCGAGCATCACGATATCAAACTCGATGGAGCTGCCTGCCGGGATCTCCTCGGAGTTCGCAAGGCTGACTCGCTCGCCCTGTGCGGTCTGTGCGCGAAGCGGCCTCTGGCATTCGCCGACCTCGCCGTTGACCTCAATGGGAATCATGCGCGGCTCTACAAAGATCAGGCCGTCGATGATCTTCTTATAGGCTTTCAGGGCGCTGGATTTCTTGGATTTCACGCGTGCCAGCATACCGCAGGCGTCTTTGAAAAAGCCTTTGACCTGATAATCGTACAGAATCGGCTGCCCGTCGGTACGCGGGAAAACGGTTTTGCCCTTTTCGGCAACAGCGTCCGCGCCCAGCGCTGCAATCTCATCCTCGATCGTGCTTGCGTCCGGGGCCTTGCTTGCGATAAAGTCCCGTGCAATGTTCTCGTTGCTCGGCCATGTGCCAAGAACCTGCTCCAAAAATGTTAATCTAACTTTCATTTGTTCCTCCTCATGCTCCGAGAAACCGCAAAAACGGCTCTCTCGGGATCTTTACTCTGTGCTTGCTTGTGCAGCAGACCGGGAAGCCCAGCTTTTCAGGCTGTTCCCTCGCCATCAAGCGAAGCCATTGCGGGGTACAGCCGAGCACCTGCGCCGCCTCGCTTGCGAGGATTGTGGGCTTTGACATTGCCCGGATATCGTCCAGCGTCATTTTTCCTCCTTTCTCGGCTTTAATAACTCGTCCACTGTGCAGCCGTACAGATCTGCGATTTCGTGCAGGCGCGCTGTCTTCGGATACATCTGCCCGGTTTCCCACAGATAAACGGATGCGTCTGAAACCTTTAGCGCCTTGACTACCTGTTGAACGGTCAATCCAGCGGCAAGCCTCGCTTCCTTAAAACCCATGCCTTTACATACCTCCTGTCTGTGAATACTAAGTTTTGCTTGACAACTTAGTGAATTGTGTTATTATGAAAGTACCACCTATCATTATTAAACAATCCGATAAGCTGTCCGGGGCGGTGTTCTTTTCACGCCTCATAAGCCGAGGCATGAATCATGTGCAAGTCGTTCAGAGAAAGAATCAGGTTGTTTCTCAATCGGAATAAGCGTTACAAGTCCATAGAAGAAAACGGGCTAAATGTGCTTGTCGAAACCGAAGGCTCGAAAGCACGCACGGAGAAAAGGCGGTTTCTTATCAACATGTTTTTCACCGTCGTATCTGCCGTCGCCGCAGTCGCTGCCGCGATATTTGCCGCCCTTACTTACATCAACTCGTAACGGAAGGCAATGACCGCACGCGCAATGGAATGTCCCGAACTCGTCATATCCGCAGTCTGAACCAACAATCTGAAATCCCCATATATACTTGTCTTTCTTCACGCCATCACCTCACTTGTAAGTGCCGCCCTAACAAAAACTATTATAACTAAGTTTACTAAGAATGTCAACAAAAACTTAGTTATCATAGTGTTGCATTTTGAACAATTATTTATTGACTAATATGGATACAATAGACAAAATCAATTATTACTTGACCAAGAGCAAAAAGACCGGCGCTGATTTGTGCGAATTTCTCGGTGTATCTAGTGGCGTTTATAGTCAGTGGAACACTAGGAGAACAAAGCCGAGAAAGAGCAAGCTACCGGCTATCGCAGAATATCTCGGTGTATCAGTGGCAGACCTGCTGCCGGACGAGGAACTCGTTCCGCAGGAGGGCATAAAAAAAGACCCCATCCCGAAGGATGGGGCCGAAGATAGCGAAACCGCAGAACTCCGTGAAATTTGGAGTTCTGCGGATGAAAATGAGCGACGTGATTTGCTCGAAATGGCGCGTATGCTAAAGAACCGGAGAAAGCAGAATGGATGATGCAAGCAACCTTCCGTTTTCGGAAATCGAGTTGAACAAAGATGAAAGAAAAATGCTTAAAGCGTTGGCAGATAGCAGAATATTTGCGACGGATGATATTTTCCAGACCGCAAATAGGCTGAAACATTTTGGACTTGCAAATCTGCACCCAATCCCCAGCAAAGATGGTGTCCCTGTGTTATCGTTTGGCGCGTCCTGCGCAATTGAAATAGAAGAACGCGGGAAGGACTACTTGGCGTATATTGATCAGCGGAAGAAGTCCACAAAGGCTAGTCGAATCCATGACCTAGTGATTGCAGTAATCTCATTCCTGCTCGGGATGCTTACGTCTGAACATTTCTGGAATTTCCTGAACAAATGTCTGTCAGGATCCGAGGGCTAAAGTCGCTGCAAACTGCTTTAAGCTTTTTTTCACAGACAAGCACGATGTCGCCGCCTGGGCTGGCCGCGCCGATCGCGTGTTCGCACATCCGGCACGCTTCTCCGCACTCATCTTTTGTAGAAATTTCAGTCCTGATTCTGCACAACTGCAGCATAATATTATCGTACTTTTCCTTGCTCAGAAACATTGTTTCGCTCCTTCCATATTCTAATTAGTTCTCGTTTTTCCTCTGATGTAAGTTCCATTAAATACTGAAAGCCAATATCAGCGGGCGCAATTTCTTCACCCTTATTATAGCACAGATCATCCTGAATACAAAGCATTTTGCGCCCTCCTTTTCTTAACTTCCAAATTCTATCGTTTCTTTTTGTGCAGTTTTGACCTTGAGCCTGTAAAACTCTGGTGATAAAATTATAGTACATTACAAAACCGGGAGTACTATGACTAGTGCAGGATCCTCGGCTCCCGCCGCTCGTCCTGCTCCCGGCCTACGTCCGCGACGCAGGCAAACAGGAGCGGAATGCCCTTGATGTAGTCCACGCTGACGCTATGCACGTCTGTCAGCTTCGCACCGTCTACTGTCACGTCCACTTTCCCGTTGTTTACCCGGATGTTGATGCACTCCATATTTTTTCCTCCTGTCATTTATTATAGAACGATTGTTCTAAAAATCAACATGGTATTATGAACAAACAGACCGCGTTATTTTTGGGAATCAGGAATCCAATGGTGTACAGTTTATGGGACTGATGATTTGATATAATATTCGGTTTGCCCGGCCCCATCGTATCTGGAACATACGGTGGGGCCATTTCAACAGATGCCGGATTCAGGAACTATCTGCTACGTTTTTATTGTACCAGATAATGTTTGTAAGAAAAGGGCGAATCCTGCGTTCTTGTCACATGTTTTGCATTTTTATATGGAAAATGTAAGAAATAAAACTGAAACTTACGAATGGAGGCGTAATCATGTCCGCAATACAGGATCTCGCTCCGTTTATCGGCGCGTATCAGGGGAAGATCAGAAGGGCAAAAGATGCAAGCGGGATGACGTTGGAGGAGCTGTCGAACGAGTCCGGCGTTTCCTTCTCTGCCGTGAGCCGATTATACGCTGGAACACAAGCGGATCCACGGCTTTACAACTCGGCTGCGCTATGCAAAACGCTCGGGTTGTCGCTCGACGAGCTGTTCGGCCTTGAAAATCGCGTCGGAAGCCCGGAAAAGCTGACCAAGCAGATCCATCATGTCGAGCTTGAAAACGCCAAGCTGGAGGCAACAGCGGCCGCGCAAAGCGCACAGATAAAGTCTACACATACAATGTGTTACGTCCTCGCCCTGTTTTGTATGCTGCTCTCCTTTTCCCTGATTGCCTGCCTTGTGACGGATGCGCAGAGTCGGAGCGCAGGCCTCATTCGCGATGGAGATTTGTCCGTAGCTGCATGGGTTTGCATTGCCCTGATCGTAGGTTCAGCGCTGGCTTCGGCAATTACTTTCTACGCGATCCGAAAAGAACGTGGAGGGAAGCATGGAGTGCATCAAGTGTAAAAAAGAAATCCCAGACGGCGCGCCCTACTGTTGCTGGTGCGGAAAAAAACAGGAAGCGCGGCGAAACCGGACACGCGGGAACGGGCAGGGAAGCGCTTACCAGCGAGGGAAGACGTGGACGGCGCGTTGGACAGAAAGAACTTACCTGGACGAAAACGACAAGCTTCGGCAAAGGATGCGAACAAAAGGCGGGTTTACATCAAAGCGCGCCGCCCTCCAATATGCAGCAAACCCTCCGAAGGAAGAGCGGCGAATCCCCACTCTCAGAGAATACTACAAAACATATCTGCGTGGGGATTATCTGTCCTTATCGGCTGATCGTCAGGGAGCGGCGGAAAAGGCTTTCGAGCGCATGAGAGAAATCGCCGACCGTGAGATAGACGCGCTTACCATCGCGCAGATACAGGATGTTATCGACCGCAACGCCAGCACCTATTACACACGGAAAGATATGAAAACCGTCCTTTCCCACTGTTATAACCTCGCAATCGCAGAAAAGCAGACAACCGTGAATCTTGCAAAGTACATAAAGCTTCCGGAATTGGAAGAGAAATCGCCGGAACCGTTTACCGACGCCGACGTAAAAAAGCTATGGGAAGCGTATGCAAAAGACCACTTCGTTGGGTTTATTTTAACGATGATTTATACCGGCATGATGCCCGGTGAGCTTCTGAAGCTCAAGAAAGATATGATTGACTTTGAAAAGAATGAGATCGTCCGAGGCGGCATAAAGACAAAGAAGCGGAAGGAAACGCCTATGGTCTTCCCGGATTTCGTTGCGCCGGTGCTGCATGAACTATGCGAAGAAAGCAAATCGCGCGTCGGAAATATCTGCTGCATAAACAAAGATAATTTTTACAAGAGATATTATGAGTGTTTGGAGCTTGCCGGAGTGCAAAAGCTACCACCTTACTCATGCCGCCATACAACCGCTACAGCCCTCGCGATGAAAAATATCGACCCGTTTACGATCAAGGAAATCATGCGCCACACGAAGATAACGACTACCCAACGGTATGTACACCCGGACATGAAAGGCATGGTCGATGCCGTAAATCAGTTGCAAAACGAATCGCCAGAGTGAATTCTGTATGCTACAAAATATGTTACAAATGCCAATTTCCCCAGTGTTTTCAATGGTTTTTTCTCCCCTGCTAAGGGAGTAGGCGTCTAAAAAGCGCGCGAGAGTTCAAATCTCTCCTTCCGCGCCAAGGAAAAGACCTTGAAAACACTACGTTTTCGAGGTTTTTTCTTTGCCCAAACGCGCAGTTTTCCCCTATGTTTTCCCCTTACAGGCTGGATGCAGCCTTTTTTGTGCTCTGAAACAGGGCTTCCATGCGGTTCGCAGAATCCCGTTTCATGCGCTCTGTCGCGTGGGCGTAAACGTCCAGCGTGAACGCCGCTGTCGCGTGACCGAGGTTTTCCTGCACGGTCTTCGGGTTGTCGCCCGCCTGCAGAGAATTGACGGCGAACGAATGACGAAGATCATGGAAACGCGCTTCCGGTATGCCGATGCTCTCCACGGCTTTCTTGAAATGCTTGCGCACGGTCACATGGGACAGATGGTGTCCCAGCTCATCCGTAAATACCAGACCGGAATCTTCCCAAAGCTCCCCGGCCTTCAATCTCCATTCAGTCTGTACCCGCCGCTGCTCTCTGAGCGCCTTCATCACCGAAGGTGCCGGGGTCAGCAGGCGGGTTTTGTCGTTTTTCAGAGAGCCGAAGAAATACGCGCCGCCCTTTTCCTTGGATTTGAGAAGCTGCTGCGCGACGGTCACCGTCCCGGCATCGAAGTCTACGTCTTTCCATCGCAGACCAAGAAGCTCCCCTTGCCGCAATCCCGTCAGCAGATCGACGATAAACAGCCGCTCGAACGACTGACCGCGGATCGCGTTCAGGAAGGCGGCGGTCTGCGCTTCGTCCAGCGGCTTGATTTCTGCCCGCTCCACGCGCGGCAGCTTACAGGCATCGGAAGGATTGATCCGCAGATAGCCGACCTCGACGGCCTGCTCCAGCGCCCGGTGCAGAATGCCGTAAATATCCCGAACCGTTTTTGCAGAAAGCGGCTTGCGCCCGCTCGTGCCGCGCTGGAGGTCGTTGAGCATCTTCTGGATCTGTGGTGCTTTGAGTGCCTGCAACTTGACAGCGCCGAGCGCGGGCTTGATCGCGCTTTCCACCTTGTTCTTGTAGGTCGAGCGGGTCAGCGGCTTCACATCGCCCGTGTATTCGGCAAGCCAGATGTCGAGCCAGTCGGACACGGTTAGTTTCGTCGGCTCCTGATAGGTCGAATCGTTGACCGTCACAGCCGCTGCCTGCATCTTCTCACGGACTTCCTTCTGCGTCTTACCGGAGAAGCTGCGGCGGATCTGCTTGCCGGTGCCAGGATCAACGCCGACCGTCAATCGCGCTTCCCAATACGTGTATTCCCGAGCGTCCCGAAGGACGGTCTTTTTTCGTATGCTGCCCGCTCCAGCGGCGTTCCGTTTTGCCATATCAGTCTGCCTCCGGCTCGGCTTCGTTTGCAAGTTCTTCGTGCAGGACATCAACCACATGAGCTGGATCTAAGAGAGATTTTTTCTTTGCAAGTCTGTCCAGCATATTTCTGAGCTTTGGAATAATATTTTCCGAGAAAAGACGCTGTGCAACTGATTCTGACGTTGCTATTTCAAATCCGTGTTTTTCAAGTTCGGAAATGATTGCTGCATATTCTGTGGTAAAAACATAGTCTTCGGACGACGTTCTCTGCTTCCGTTTGACATATTGTGTGCAATTTGCGAGAAACCACCCTGTAAAGTCCTCATCTTCCAGCAGGTCAGACAAAAGATTTATCCTTGAATACTGTCCTTTTTCTGGAGGTATCTGGCTTATAGCACGGAGCGCTTGCAAGCGGCGCGCAGCTTCCTCTGACAGACCAAATTCATCCGCTGCAACCATCACAGCATTTGGATCTTCCGACAACCCAAGCAGCCAGTCCGCAGACACGTTACAGCAACGGCATATCTGTGCAAGAGTTTCGGAATCTGGGATTCTATCTCCGTTGAGATAAAAGCCGAGCGTCTGCCGTGAAATTTGAAGTTCTTTTGCAAATTCAGTTATTGACCGCGCGCCCATGAGTTCACCGATACGTGTTCTCAAGACAGGAAGTCTTTCTTGATTGCCCATTTACGTTTTCTCCTTTTGCTTCATATGTACGCTTTATCCAAAAAGAACGAAACAGATATTGACTATTGCTACCGCTGTTGCTATAATGAGTATAGCAGAACACAGATGAAGCGTCAATGACTTACTCAAAAGAAAGGGTTGATTTTATGGCAAATGAAGCAATTCGAGAAAAAGCAAAGAAATCTGGCGTTAGGCTTTGGGAAGTCGCAGAGAAAATTGGTGTTGCCGACTCAACATTTTGCCGCCAGATGCGGCGTGAGTTGCCAGAGGCTCGGCAGCAGCTCATTCTTCGGGCGATTGATGAGCTTGCAGGGAGGGATACGGATGGAGAACACTCGTGAAAAGCTGACACTGTCCGTCGCGGAAGCAGCGCAGCTGCTTGGTCTTTCCTTGCCAAAAGTCTATGCGCTTACGCACCGAGCGGACTTCCCCGCGTTCCGGATCGGAAATCGAACGTTGGTAAGCCGCCGCCTGCTGGAAAAGTGGGTTGACCGCGAAGCTGGAGGGGCTGGGGCATATGAACAATAATGCCGACAACAAGCCTGGCGTGATGATCTACTTTGACATCATCCCGCTCATTGAGGAAATGAACCCGGAAAATGCCGGTCAGCTATTTCTTGCAATTCTGAAATATGCGCAATACGGCGAAGTTCCGTCTTTGAGCGGGCTTGCACGGTCTGTCTGGCCGTTCATTAAATCGCTGGTTGACCGTGACAGTCGGCGATATGATATTGCACGAAAGAAAAAACAATGGGCGACCTACTGCAGGGATGCAAAGCGTAGGGGTGAAGAACATCTCGATTTTGATTTATGGCTAAACGAAAACGGGAGATCACCATTGATAAACGCTGATAATCATAGTTCATCATTGATGATCGACGATGACGAGTGTTATCCAACTACAACTACACCTACATCTACACCGTCACCTCCACCTACACCTCCATTCTCATCTTCATCTACAGACCCATCTTTCTGTAATACGAAGGGAGATGCAGGAAAAGGGGGTACGGGGGAGAAACCCGAGCTTCTTGATGATTCTGTTCCTATGCCAAATCGCCCGCCGTCTGCTCTTGGAGGCGATTATGCTGTGCCGCCAGAAGATCAATGGGAACATATGCGTCAGAGTGCATCGGACATGCTGGCAGGTTATCCGAGATAGGAGGCGAGCGCGAAACTGCAAAACAACATACGACCACCAACCACGACAAATGAGGAGGACAAACCATGTATTTTGAAAATCGTTTCCCCGAATCTGGCAGCGGTCAGATTCTCCACCCTGTCCGAGCGGGACAGAACATTCTTGACTTGATTAGACGTCCACGCATCGCGACGATTCTTCTGTGCGTTGACCACGCAGCAGCAGTTACGGTGCAGACCAGCAATCACGACACATTGAGCCGCAAGCTGCGCGAAAGTGAAAAAGGTTCGGATGGTCTTTATCGCTTTGAATACAAGTCCTATACGCAGGACGGATCGGGCGGCATGCACGGGAATATTACCTCGATCACGCTGGACTGCGATGCGCAGTTTTACATCATGTACGGAATCACCGTAGGTTGACGAAAGGAAGGGACAGGCAATGACACGCGAAGAATATGTTTTCCGCATCAGTTCTCTCACGCAGGAACTGACCGGCTTGGCAGCAGAATACTTCTCCACGCAGCGCGATCCGTATGAGGTTGAAGGAGAGCGTTTCAATCAGGCCGTCGATGCTTTTGAGCAGGATTTGTCTACAAGAACGGCAGAACTCGAAGCCAGAGCAGCGGCGGCAAACGCCGCAGTTGACGCTGTGACCCGCGAACAGGAGCAGACACAGGCTCGCTTGGTCAAAGCCATCCAGCAGGGCGACGCCGCTGCAGAACAGGCAGCGACAGCAGAACTTGACAAGCTGGCAGAAAAGAAGCAGACTGCCGTTACCCGCGCCGATGCGTTCAAGGGCGCAAAGGTGTATGGCTCGAAAGATCTTTTCAATGCGGCAGTTGCTCGCATGAGGGATCGCATGGCAATCAAAAGCGGCGGCATGGGCAATGATCGCAAGGATGTCACCGATGCAATTCAGGAAGCAGTTAATTTGCTGACAGGGCTGCTGCCTTCAGGAGCGGACACTTGGGCTGCAGAACGAGCAAACGCAAAACGCTGCTTCAGCATCTTCGAAAAAACTGTAGGTCATATCGACCTCACAGCGCCCAGCTGTGGTGGCCCCGATGACGTGAAAGTCAGAATCGGGCTGTCACTCGCCAAAAAAGAAATTGCCCCCGGTCTGGATGGAACGCCGTCCGGAGCCGCGCTGAGCGCAATCTTCGAGGAATGGGATAGCCAGCCGGAGAAAGAATCTGAAACGGACTGATGGGAGGGCTTCACAGCCCTTCCTCTCTGGCGATCCGTCCCGCTCCTGTGCATTTCATGCTATCGAAATCTCTTTCGATCATCAAACTTGCAGGTGCGGCCGGCATGGGGATTTTCCGCGCTGGAAGGTGCGGGAAAAAGGTACTGTGACGCCCGCCCCCTATCTGCTGCGGGCTCGACGACCCCAAATTGTTTGTAGTTTCCCTATGAAATTCTCGGTAATTTCGTTACGATTTTATCTGCTCTCAGCTATAGAAATTCTCTGAAAGGAGGATGTTTGTGGATATTTCAACGCTTAACTCACACTACGAAAGGCTCCAGCAGCTTTCCAAAAACGAAGGAACACTTGATGGACTGAAAAGCGGAGCAGCAAATTGTACTGGGTTATTTGCAACAGAGATTGCAGAGCTGGAAGCTCAAATAGAGCAGGAAAAGGCTGTGATCGCAGAAAGTGAAGAAATAATCGCCGCGTGGATTTCTGGTATTGAGGACGGTACAACGCGGACAATTTTACGCCTTCGCTTTATTCACGGTTTGCAGTGGTGCGAGATCGCTGGAGCTGTTGGAAAGCGCTTTACAGAAGCTCGCGTAAAGTACATTGCACGTTGCCACCTAAAAGCCGCTTTCAATCATCCGCAATGACCATTGAAGAACTGAACGTGCTGTTTGATCTCCGAGCCGAGCTGGAATGGCTGAACACGGCAAAAGCGCAGTTGATGGATGCTGCGACGTCCACAACGGCAAAGCTGAATGGAATGCCGCATGGAAGCGGCGTTACAGACAAAGTCGGCGGGCTTGCCACCGAAATTGCCGACCTTGACAGCCAGATTGAGCAGATCACAGCCAAGAGTGACGCAGAGGAAGCGCAGCTTGCCAGCTGGATCGCGGGCATTCGCGATCCGAGAACACGCCTTGTGTTCCGGTTGCGCTTCTTTCGCGCTCTTTCGTGGAAAGAGATTGCAAAAATCACCCACACAACGACGGACACGGTAAAAGCCATCGTGTACCGATATTTGAGAGAAGAAACCCGCTCCCCCATTGGGAGCAGAAGGGAGTGAGAAAAATGGCCACAAAGAAAGAATACGAAATGCTATTTGCGCTCGAAGCGCAGCTTGGCCGCGAGTTCCGCGCGACTTTCCAGAAAGCACGCGATGAGTTCAAAGACACCGCAGTGGGAGCCGAGTCCTTCGGGGACAAAGCCACCGAAGCGGTTGATGTCCTGTCCAGCGCACTGGCTGCAGCTGGTATGTCAGCAGCTCTTGGCAAGCTGAAAGACCTGTTCGATGAATGCACACAGGCATCAATGGACTTTGAATCTGCAATGACAGGCGTTGCAAAGACAACCGATTTGTCAGATGCGGAGTTGGCGCGTATGACAGATTCCATCCGGGATATGTCGACGGAAATTCCCGCATCAACCGAAGAAATAGCCGCTGTCGCAGAAGCAGCTGGACAGCTCGGCATTCAGAAGGACGCGCTGCTCGACTTCACCGAAACCATGACTATGCTCGGCACGGCCACGAACATGACCGCCGAGGATGCTGCAACCGCCCTTGCCCGCTTTGCGAATATCACCGGTATGTCCGCTGACAATTACGACCGGCTCGGCTCGGTGATTGTCGACCTCGGCAATCATTTCGCAACAAGCGAGAGCGAAATCACGCAGATGGGCACGCGCCTTGCGTCTGCCGGTAAGCTGGCCGGCCTGACGGAGCCGCAGATCATGGCTCTGTCCGCAGCAATGTCCTCTGTTGGTATCGAAGCCGAAGCTGGCGGCACTGCCATGACGCAGACGCTCAACGCCATCGAAAAGGCTGTTGCAACCAGTTCAGATGAACTTACACTCTTTGCCGAAGTAGCTGGTATGTCCGCTGATGAGTTCGCCAATGTGTGGGGCACAGACGCTATGAGCGCCCTGACAACGTTCATCAGCGGGCTTGGTGAGCTGGAAGCGCATGGCGGCAATACGGTTACAATGCTGGAAGACCTCGGCCTTACTGGTATCCGTCAGAGCAATATGCTCAAATCCCTCGCGCAGGCTTCTGGCATGATGGATGATGCTGTTTCAACTGCAAATACGGCGTGGAGCCAGAACGTGGCATTGTCTGCAGAGGCAAGCAAGCGCTATGCCACAACGCAGTCCAAGATGGACATGATGCAAAATAGCGTCAACAACCTGAGGGCGGCAATCGGAGACGCTTTCACCCCGGTTCTTGGGGATCTTTACGATATTGGAAACGATGTTCTGAAGGATGTCACAGATTTTGTACAAGATCACCCCGCTCTTGTAAAAGCGATTGGCGCAACAGCCGGTGCGCTTGGCGCCGTTGGCGCAGCAATGACAACGATCGCCGCTGCAAGGAAGATCTTTTCGGCTCTCGATTTGGCAACAATGCTTGCCGGCCCCGCTGGCATCGCTCTGAAACTGGCGGGAGCAATCAGCGGCGTAGTTGCAGGAATCGCGCTTTTGGCTGATGCATCTGCAAACGATGGTACGCCATCGCTGCGGGAACTGACGGAGGCGGCGCGCGATCTCAATGCAGCCATGGCAGACGCAAAAGAGACCTGCACTGATACGGTTGCCGAAACAGAAGCTGCTGCCAACGTGGCAAGCCGCTATGTTTCCCGGCTGGAAGATCTGAATGCTGCCGGAGAGATGAATGAACAGCAGCAGTCTGAATATCATGGCACGTTGATCATGTTGACGCAAACAATCCCGGAACTGGCTGAACTCATTAACCTTGAAACCGATGAGATCAACGGCGGAACAGATGCCCTATATGCAAATATCGAAGCATGGCGGCAGCGGGCAACTGCCCAGGCATATCAGGAGCAGTTGAATCAGATTTACAAGAAAAACAGTGAAGTCGTTTTGCAGGCTGCAATTGCAGAAGTCAGGTTGAGCGATGCAAAGGAAGAATTGACCGCAGCTGAGCAGGCACAACAGGACGAAATTGATCGGCAAGGCGCGCTTTGGGAAACCGCGACCAAACAAATGCAGGAATACTATGAGCAAACTGGGGTTGTGTGCGATGCGACCGCTTTTCTTGGAGAATCGTCTGATGAAATGCAGTGGAAACTGGAGCAGGCACAGCAGCGCGTAGAAGATGCACAACATTCCATCAAAACCTTTGAAAATGCCATCAAGGACGACAACGAAGCGCTGGAGGCAGCAAAAACCGAAATAGAAGCTGCAGAGCGGGCAGTAAAGAACCTGACTGGTGCGATGGAGGATGGTGCCGGCGCAGCTGGCGATGCAGCACGTGGTCAAGAGGAACTTAGCGCAGCGTTTGGCAGTACGAAAGAGCAGATCGATACCATCACGCAGGCATATCAGGAGGCCTTTGAAGCGGCGCGCAGCAGCGTTGAAAGCCAGTATTCTCTTTGGAGCGATGTAGATCAGATCGTCGAGACAACGGCTGGAACGATCAATGATAATCTGACTAAGCAGATTGACCATTGGCAGAGCTACAACGACAGCCTTGCAAAGCTACGTGAACGATCTGATGACATCGAAGGTCTTGCTGATATTATTGGCTCTTTTGCCGATGGCAGTGCGGAAAGCGTGAACGCCGTCGCAGGTATGGCAGCAGCCAATGACGATGATCTGAAAAAGATGGTTGAAAACTGGCAGTCTCTTAAGAAGTCACAGCAGGAGGCCGAAGAAAGCATTGCAGAATACCGTTCTTCCTTTGGTGAGCAGATGGATGCTCTCCAGTCCGATCTGGAAGACGATATTGCCGCAATGGATCTCGGATCTGAAGCCAAAGAAAATGGTCGTGCCACCATTCAGGGCTTTATCGATGGTGCTGCCGGTATGCTGCCACTTGTGCAGCAGGCATATTCACAGCTTGGAAGTGCCGCACTTGCAGCGCTCAACCGCAACGGGTATTACAACAGCGCTTCCCCGAACCGGCGCATGAGCGGGATTTCCCGATATGCCACCGGCACGGACTATGCTGATACTGGACTTGCCCTTGTTGGCGAAGAAGGACCGGAGTTGGTCATGATGCAAGGCGGTGAGACAGTTCTAAACGCCCATGCTACAGAAGCTGCATTGAGCGGAACTTCCGGCACAGAAATTAACTCCCCGCTTGTTGAAATCAACATCGAGGGCAATGCAGACCAGAATGTAATTGACCAGTTAAATCTTTACAGTGAAGAACTGGCTGAGCGTGTGATTTCAATCATGCGAGATTTCCAGACAGACAGAAAACGAACAGCTTATGCCTAAGGAGGAACAAGTTTGATCGACAATGTGAAAATGACCGCTGCGCGACTGTTGGTAAAGGCGATGCTTGCTGAGGATACTAAAGACGATGCTGCCAATCCGAGCGCTGCAAATGACAAACCGGCAGAAGATGATCTCAAGGAGCAAGCCAAACACCTGCTCAACGAAGATCAGCCATAAAACTGCCACAGGGCGCACAGCGCCCCGCAGAGCGTCGGAAGCACCCAGGCATAGCGAGAATCCCTGCCGCATACAAACGCGCCGCGCTGCGAGTTGCAAGTGGCTCAAAACAGAACGAAGCCCGCTCCCCTGATTTGGAGAGCGGGCTTTGCTTGTCTTTATAGCGCCAAGCCCTGTATCGCGTTCTCGTACAGAAATGCTTTCAGCGGCTCGGCGGCGGCTGTGTTGTAGTAGTTCAGCAGCGCTTCGTTGAACTGTTCCATGTTCTTCGCGGAGATCGTCAGCATACCCGCTCCGGCTTGCAGCAGGATTTTGTTTGCCAGTGTCAGGCTGGTGCGCTTG